CTTGGGATTGGTCATGTGCCCTCATCCTCTTGTCGATCACACCGGGACAGCCAGCGCGACACTCCGGTCGGTCGTTGCAGTACCGCACGTTCTGCCTGATCTCCACACCCCGCACGAACTCGATCACCGAGAACACGCTGATCTTGTCGTCGGGGCGCTCGTCGTGACAGACGTGGCAGGTCCAGGTCAGTTCAGCCACGACGGTCCTCCTCATAGCCGCACTCATCACAGCGCCAGAGGCCGGGGTCTTGCTCGTCGTCGTACATCTGCTCGTCACAGTTCGGGCAGCGCATCAGTCGGGGGTCTTCCAGCCCTCTTCGTCAGCGAGCAGCGCCTGCTCATGGAAGTAGTCGGCCACGCCCTGCATGTGTCGGATCGACGCAGCGTCGTCCAGCACTTCATCGACCGTCCGATTGCCTTGTTTCGCTATGCCGTTGTCCCGAGACAGCTTGACAGCGATTGAGATCGCAGCGGCGTACGAGTGCAGTGCTGGGCCAGCGAACAGGTCCTGCCGCCGTATCACAACGGCATCGGGGAGCGCCATGCTCGTCAGCCCTTGGAACATCTGCTCGGCAGTGGCGAAGTTCATCGCCCTCGGCTGCATCATGGCATCGAAGTCGTCCCTCTTGAAGACGATGTATTTGCCGGGGTCTATGGATTCCATCTGTTTGCCCTTCTCTCGAAACCGACGTTGCCGATACGCCGAGAAAGCTCACGGCTGATTACGAACACGCAGCGCTCGCAGTTGGCGTAGATCACCTGCGTCATCTTGCGCCGAGCGTAGGCACCGAGCGCTGCGTCGCGTGCCTTGGTGACTTCTGGATCGTTGGTCATCTCTGCCTTGGCGACAGTGACCTTGTCCTTCTCGCCCCAGCCTCGCACCATCGCCTGCGCCTCTGTGAAGCGCACGCTGGCCTCGGCTGTCGCCTCTCCTACCTCGGCGTTGCTCATCTCGACGGCGGCGTAGTTCTGCCAGGCCGTGTAGCGGCTGAACAGTTCCATCAGCAGGTCGTCAGACATGCTGGTCAGTTCCACGGGTAGGTCTGGTATCTCACCGCCAGGCCTGCCGAAGATCGGTGTCGCCTCAGCCGGTGGCGTGCGTGGGATGGTGCGGCGCTGACGGTCACTCATTGCAGCAGCCCTACCGACGCCATGATGATGATCACACTGGCCCCACCGATCGCAGCGCACAGCCGGAGCAAGAACTCCCAATCACTGAGGGGCGAGTGCGGCCTTCCTCTTCTTCGTTGTGGTCCGCTGGACCACGACTCGTACCTGTTCTTCGTCAACATGCTCTGGCTCCAAATCCCAACAGGTTCTCCGATACTCACACGACTTACACGTCTTGCCATGGGGAGCCTCAGCCCATACCGGCCTATCCGGTGGTGAGCCGAGGCGAACAGCAAGCGACACCTCTCTGGCTGTCTCCAGCAGTGGGGCGATGATGTCCTTGTTGTAACCGACGACGAACTCCTTGACCGCCTGGTTCCACTTGCACTCGTAGATGAACACGATCTGCTCGTAGCGCGGCCAGGAGAGCCACAGGTATAACTGGCCTTGCTTGACGTGGGATGGGAAAGGCCGGTTGATCTTCCACCACACGGACTCCAAGGTTTCGTTGTCGTCCGAGTACCTGTTGTAGAGACGAGGGGCCTCGAAACGTAGCGTCTGGATGCCAATGCTCTTGATCTCGACCAGGCCCGACCAATCATCGAGATCATGAATCGCAGCATCGGCATGGCCCTCCACCATCATCTGATTGCGACGAAGCGTGACCTCTCGGTATCTCAGTCGGGGTGACTTGCAGAACTGGCACTCGGTTGGTGACAAGGCACCGAACCAGTGGCCGCACTCACGGCACTCCCAGGTGCCCCACAGCACGCCCATCTCACGCAGCCAGTCCTGGTACTTGTCGTGAATCTTGTGGCCCTCGGTCCACACGTTGCCCATGCGGAAGCTCGGGTTGGCAGCGTCGTCCTTCTCGCTCGGCGTGCCGACGATGCGGTAGTAGTCGTGACGCCCACACCACTCGGGCTTGGCCATGTCGGAGGGGTGCATCATCTGCATCGAGTGGTCGTCGGGACGAGGGTCGCCTGCCATCTTCCGCATGACGTGGCGTTCCATCGCTGGTAACACAACACCGTCGTCCTTGAAGGTGTCCTTGAGCCGAGCGAGGGCGGCGGGCTTGTACTTACGAACGGTCATGGAGCGACAACCACAGCATGAAGAGGCCACCTATGAACAGGACCACGCCGAAGCCGATCAGGAGACTGCCAAGTACGTCCTTCACTCGACCACCAGCAGTTCACGCCACATGATGCCGATGTTCTCGGGATCGTCAGGCAGATCGACGTACTCACCGAGCATCCATCGAGTCGGGTTGACATACGGCTCGCCGCGCTTCCAACGCTTGCCTCCGTACATGCCGGTCGGGATCGTGCCGCTGTACTCCATCAGTCGTTTGAACTGATCGGGTGTCGCCAGCGCTGTGGCATCGTCCACCAGCAGGTCGGTCATGTAGACGTTGGGGTCACGGGATCGAGGAACGCTCATGGCTCGACTATCTCCAGGTCGCAGTGCCAACAGCGCAGCACATTGGTCTTGCGCCACAGCCGACGCCAGGGACGGCGAAAGATGACGACGTACATGTGGTCACTGGGGAGGACACAGTTCATCGAAGTCGTCCTCGCTGATCACAACGAGACTCCGTGCGCCACGGCCCTCTCCGAGTTGCAGGTGCATAGCTGGCATGCGGCCAGTGGTGATCGCGTTGCTCCGCAGTTTGTCCCAATCGCTCAGCTTCACCGTGATTGACTTCGCCGCCGTCTGTTTCATCTCCCATAACACCTTGCTCTCACGTACGTCATTGGGTTTGCGCCAGCCGGAACCGGACCCAGGATTCTGCACCCCGCCCCTTCTCTTGGCAACCCTCTTCTCCTGTCGTTTCCATGCGTCCCCCGCCCAGGAACTACTCACGTCCTGACGACCCGACGCTTCTTGGCCGAAGAAGTCGAGGCGCTCGAAGGCTCGATGCCTAGAACTTCTCTCCTTACCTGGGTATCAACTGCGGCCAGCAGCTTGGGGTCTTTGCTCATCGCATCCCACACTGCTGCGGTGCCCTGCCACTTCTTGCCTCCGAAGTGATACCAGGCTCCCTTGCGCTCGATGATCTCCTTGTCGATCGCCAAGTCCACAGCCTCATGGAACAAGTCGTAGTCGCCAGCGTTGTGGCCGGGGATGGTGTCGAAGTAGAAGTCCACTTGCCCGGTGCGCCAGCGCGGTGCGGTCTTGTTCTTGATGCAGCGAATCTTGATCACCTGGCCGACTTGATCGTCACCGTTCTTGAGCCACTCGTCTCGGGTGACCTCGATGCGGGTCATGTAGGTGTAGTTCTTCTGCTTGCCGCCAGGCGTCGTGCGGGTGTCCCCGAACATCACGCCGATCATGTCCCGCCACTGGTTGATGATGAGCACCAACACCGGTCGGTCGTACTCGATCAGGCTGCGGGTGGTGGCGGCGTGCAGCTTCCGCATGAACTTGTTGGTGAGCATCGCACCGCGACCGATCACCAAGTCGAACATCGTCTTGCCGTCCTCTTCCAAGGGCATCAGCGCTGGGAGCGAGTCGATCACGATGCAGTCGGCGGCACGTTCCTCCATCACTCGGATGCAGGACTCGTAGGCCTCCTCCATGATGTTGCTCTGAACGAAGGTCATGCGGCTGGCATCGACGCCGAGCATCGCAGCCCATGGGAAGTCGAAGTCCTCAGCGGCCACCCAGAGCGTGTGGTGGTCTGGATTCATAGCCTGGTTTGCCGCCACCGTCTTGAGCGTCATCGCCGTCTTGCCCATCGACTCCAAGCCGATGACCTCATTGACACAGTTGAGCGGCCAGCCACCACCGAGCGCCAGGTCGAACGAGAGCGAGCCGGTCGTCACCCTCTGGAAGCTCTGATGCAGCAGGTCAGACCCCTTGACGAGCAGGTCCTTCTTGGCCTTCTTGTTCGCCTGCGCGATCAACGTGTCGATGTCGGTGGGCATCTGCCAAAGATACCAAACCCTTGACAGCGTGAACGAACTACCCTGTCATACCCCAAGTGGTGGCTTCACCCTGAGTGAACATCCCGTCGTTGTACCCGCAGTTGTAGCAGTGCGGTGCCGGAGGCGGGCCACGCCGACCGACCTGGCGCGAGTAGTACTGGCCGCTGCCACAGTTCGGGCACGGCTCACGGTCCACCTTGTGAGCCTGCCCGCCCTTCCAGAACTTCATCGACTCAAACAGGTTCTCCATCGTCACCTGAGGCGGGGCCTGAGGGACCTGGGGCATCTGCTGGGCGTACGGAAGCTGCTGTTGCTGCTGAGGGAACTGAGGCTGCTGGAGCGTGGTGTAGGTGGCCGCTGGCTGGTTGTACTGCTGCGGTTGCGGCTGCTGCACCTGGTATGGAGCCTGCTGCTGACGCACCTGCGCCATCTTGCGCTGGTACCAAGACTGATCACTCACTGGCGACCAGCTTGGCCACCCGCGAGAGGAACGTCAACTGCAGGCCAGCCAGCGCCAGCCGCAAGTCCTCACGCTCTGCCTCGTCCATAGCCGCGAGGAAGTCGTCAGCAAGCTCGTCAGCGATGCTGAGCACCGCCTCGTCCAGTTCGTCGCGCTCCAATAACGCTGCCATGGAGGTACACGGTAACACAGTCGTGCCACTATCACGACGCCTTCTTCTTTGCGTCTGCCCAAGACGTGCCGTATGCCGCCGACGCCACCAGGGGTATCTCTCCAAGGATCGGTTCTCCTGTCCGAGGATCGAGGATACCGCCCATGACTTCCTGGATGAGTGGGAGCACCTTGTAAGCCTCGTCCTCAGGTACCCGGAAGATGATCTCGTCATGCACCTGGGCGAGCATCGGCCAGGGAACTTCCCGGCTCAGGTCGATCATGGCGAGCTTGGTGATGTAGGAGGCGAAGCCCTGCACGATGGCGTTGATCGCTTGGCGTTCGGCGCGGTACCTGCGCCACACGATCGACTCACCGTCGTCATCGGTCATGCCATCCAGCACGAACAGGTCTGGGAGCCGACGCATGCGCCCATAGGGCGGTATCAAGACGTGAGGTGGTTGACCTAGCGGATTGGCACGATCGCCACGCTTGCGAGCCTGCTGCAGTTCCCAGTACTTCCAGTCGTTGAGCTTGGGGAAGGTGCGGAAGTAGCCCTCGATCAACTCCGAGGCACGCTCCATCGAGCACCCAGCCACCGCTGCGATCTTGCCCTCGCCAGCGCCATACAGCACTGCGAAGTTCTGAGTCTTGCCGACCGCTCGCATGTCATCAGTGACATCTTCCAGGCGGCAGTTGAACATGGCTGCCGCTGCCTGGCGGTGAATGTCCTCACCCCGGCTGAACACTCTCAGCATGTTGGTGTCCCCGCTGAGATACCCAGCGCAGCGAAGCTCGACCTGGTCGTAGTCAGCCACGATCAGCACCTGGCCTGGGCCGGACACGAATAGCTTGCGGATCGTGGAGCCTCGCGGAAGCTGCTGCAGGTTGGGCTGTGATGCCGAGAGCCGCCCGGTCACCGTGCCGTGCTGCTTGTAGCCGGTGTGGATCGTCGGTAGCTCACCGTTGTGGTGGTTGAGGAAGCCAGTGATGCCCTCCACGAACGTGCCCCGCAGCTTCTCAAGCCCTGCCCACTCCGACAGCAACTCGGCCATCTTGTTGCCGCGCTCGGCGTGGAAGTCGAGCACCGCTGCCGTCACTGATGGGAGCTTCTCCTTTGCCGTGACGGTCAGCACTCGGAGCTTCTGCGTCTTGAGTTGGCGCTTGGACTTCCCATACTCGGGTATGCCCTTGCCGAACAGCACCCAGCGCTTGGCACCCAGGTCGGAGAGCGAGAACTCATCGCCTGCGATCTTGTAGGCCTCGGCCTCGACTTCTGCGATGCGCTTGTTGAGATCGTCACGGACCACGTTCAACTCGGTCAGGTCCACGGGGAAGCCGACCCGCTCCATCTCCATGATCACTGGGTAGACCTGCATCTCGAAGTCGTAGACCGATGCGAGGCCCTTGCGGACCAGCAGGTTGTGGTCACGGTTCCAGAGCATCCAGGAGTAGCGCACGTCCTTAGCCAGGTATCGAGCTACCTCGTCCAGCCCGAAGTTCTCGATGCCCGCCTTGCCGAGGTTGGGGTAGAACTTCTTGCGCTTCTCCTGGGGGATGTTGAACCAGTCGCACACCAGCGGCTTGAGTTCGTAGCTCATCAAGTCCTCGACCAAGGTGTGCTTGCTCAGGATCGAGTCGTGGTACGGGCCGGGTGGTATCTCACCGTCGTAGTACTTGGCGCAGGATGACAGGTCGAACTTGACGTTGTGCCCGACCTTGCCGCAAGCGCTGAACAGCAGGGGCCGCAGCAGAGGGAACACGATGTCGGGGAACAACTGCTGAGGTGGCTCGGCGTAGACCGCTGGCTCGGTGTACTCGATCATCCGCAGCGACGGCTTGCCGCCGACCGGCGTGAGGCCACGCGGATCACCGGCTGGGTAGTGCAGGAAGGCCGCTCGCTTGGCCTTGTGCTCGGGGGCCAGGGTCACGCCCTTGGGGTGGCCCATCGGGATCAGGTAGACCCGACCGAAGGCTCCCAGGCCGATCCACAGCACGTCATTGGTGCGTGAGTTGAGGCTCGTCGTCTCCACGTCCACGACGAACTCCGGCGAGCGCAGCAGATCATCGACTGCCTCCTTGACCTCAGCCTCGGTCAGCAGTACGTGTGGTGTGCGCCGGGAGAAGGAACCCCCCGAACCTTCTCCCGGCTGCACTGTGTTTCCTTCCGGTCAGGTGTAGTCGTCGGCAATCTCCAACGCAATCTCATCGAGAGACTTGCGTGTGGGGACCTCCACGATGTCCTTGGTGTACTTCTCCAAGCGATCGAAGGCAGCGGTGTCGGGGACCGGAATGTCATAGTCCTCTTCCAGCGCTGTCGCCTTGACCGGGATCACCTGGTGGTTCACGCTCCCCTTCTTTCCCGTCCGCGATACAAGGAAGAACCCCCGCGTGAGAGGGGCGATCTTGGGGTCGTTGGCGTACCCCTTGAGGATGTTGAAAATCTTGGGGCCAACGTCCCACGACTTGAGTGACACAACGCCGTCGTCACCGATCTCTGCGACGTTGAAGGCCGACACAGCCTGAGCACGATCACCAGCATCGCACAGCGGGCACTCCTTGCCGAAGCTCTTGAGGCAGGTGTACGAGCGGGTGCTCTTGCCGGTCGGCGTGGCCCGCTCGATCCAGTGGCGGCGGTAGTTCACGTACGGCTGCTCGTCCAAGAACTTGATCACCTTGGACTTCTCTTCGGGCTTGAGAGCGTTGGCGAAGGAGGACGTGGAGTCCATCACTTCCTGGGCTGCGCTCCATCCCTCTCGCAGTTCCTCCGTCTGGTTGGACGGTGTGCGCTTCTTGCTGGCCACCGGGGCATCATCCTCATCCTCTTCCTGAGGCCGAGGGGCCGCTGGCATACGCCGAACAGTGCGCTTCGTTGGTGCGTTCATCGTGTCTCCTGCAATGTGAAGTGTGTGAGTGTGTTACTGCTTGACGAGGGAGGCGAAGAACGTCCCCACGTCTCTTGCGAACGCAACGGTCGGTGGCTTCTTGTTGAGAATCACCTTGTGCTGGTCCGCAAGCCGCAGAATACCCTCGATCTGCTCCCGCGTCCAGAGCCGCTTGCCCTTGTCGCTCTTGCCCCCGGCGACTGGCCTGACCGTGCGTGGTGAACGGTACGGCGAGCGCGGCAGCAGGCCCTTGTCCTCCCAGGCACGGACCGACTGCACACTGCAGCCGAGCGCCTTGGCGACATGGCCGATCGTGTAGAACTCTTGCTTCTCACCTTGGATGCGGTATGACAACGGCTTGGCATCCCACTCGGCTGGCGGTGGAGGCGGCGGTGCCGCCCCCCTGTTCTTGGGGGGACGGCGACCGGGATAGTCCAGGTCTTCAAAGCCTGTACTCATGCGTTCCTCACTACTCGATGACCCTCGCCTTTGCCGAGCCAGCGGAACGAGATGCGCCCTCGATGTTGGATGGCTCGACCGACCTTCCAGTTGTTGCACTGCCAGTCGGCAACGTCAGGGTCTTGGGTGAGACGTTCGATCGCAGCGGCCTGCTCGTCGTGTGTGATACCAGGCCTCAGTTCGATGATGACTTTGGTGCCTCTCATTCGTTGAAGAACCTCTCTGTTTGCTTGGCCCACGCCATGAGGCCGGGGACCTTGTCTACGGGCACACCGTTCGGCCACCGCATCTGCACCGTGATCAACACGATCTCTTCTGCCGTGGGCTTCTTGATCTTGACCGGCTTTGGTTCGCGCTCGGCCAGGATCGAGTGGATCGTCTTGACCTTGCCACCGCGGCCCTTGTACATCTTGTGGATGTTGCGGAGATGCTGCGGCAGGTTCTTGGTCATGATGAGCTTGCCGCACTCAGGACAGGGCGACTTGTCCTTGTGCTCACGAACCGCATCGACCTGTTCGATCGAGCCTCCGGCATCAGCCGGTGGGTGCTGAGCCTCCGGGGTCTGTGCATACCCAGGTATCACAGCAGGCCGTTCATCCGTCATCGTCATCAGTGACTCCTCTCATCTCCAGCAACAAGCGCCGGAACTCCGATCGAGTCGGGGACTCTCCCCGCCCGTAACCGTAGTTGTCGGGCTTCTTGTAGCGACGGTTGAGTAGCTGACCAGTGACGAAGCTCACCGTGTCCCGCCGTTCCATACCGCACCGCTCGCACCGCAGTGTGAGCGGGGTGCCCCACTTGGGAGTCCAGTTGCTGTCGTAGTCGAACCATGAGTGACCGAGAGTCCTGCACCGAATGAACGGACGCTTGTCTGCGTCCACGAATGGCAGGCGCAGGTCAGGCTTTGGCTTGGTCTTGGTCGCCATTGTGCTCCAACTGTGTACTCCAAGGAGGGGTACCTCCTAACAACTCGGGCGACTGTAGCACTAGCTACTAACTACATGCCACCCTTGGGACCACGGGCAGTGTCGAGGAACAGCAGTAGCTCCTTGCGCGTCATCGGGAAGGCCTCGCCATCGAGCGTGCGGACTCGTCCCTTGAGGTCTTCGTAGATGCTGGCGCTCACGGCTGGCGGTGCGTCCATCCAACTCGGACGGTCACTCGGTTCAGGAGGCAATCTTGCGCTCCTTCTCCCACTTCGTCACGCTCTCTTCGATGGCGCGCTCGATGAGATAGTTGACCGACACGGCACGGCGTTCAGCCTGCGCTCGCAGTCGGTCACGTAGATCGGTCGAGAGGCGGAACTGCAACTGCACCCGCTCATCGACGTACTCCCTTGCTTTGGGCATTGTGTCATTCCTCCGTCAGCCAGAAGGCGTACGTGGTGTTCTCTTCGTACAGCCCTGCTAGTTCTTTGTCCGTGATCTTGCCTTGATAGTTCGCAGCGAGGATCGCGTCCTCAGATACAACCGTCACCACTTCCGTGCATTCCTCAACAAGTTTCTTCTTCGTCAAGAGGGCCATCGCCTTCTCTTCGTTGAGGGTGGTGGTGGTGCGCTTGCGCCGCTCGCAGCCGACGACCTTCTTCTCCTTCGGCTTGCCGTCCTTGTAGCTGGTGAACACCAGCGGTTCGTTGAGCGTCAGCGTGGTCTTGTTCTCACCTGGCTCGCCGCGCTGCTCAAGCTCGGTCATCATCTGCTTCTTGTACGTGCCCTCGAAATGGTCCGAGCGCTCGCGCATGCTGCGGTTGAGCAGGTAGTCCTTCATCACCGTCTGCAGGTCGAGTAGACGTTGACGTGCGACCGTCCTCTTGGTTGCCATCTGTGCAGGGTAGCTCAATCCACCACTGATGTGCTACACCCCCCTAGATCAACGCTTGCGGTTGCCGTTCACCAACGCAATGGCGGTGAGGAACAGCACGAACCCTGCGATGGTCAGCACGTACAGCCCAAGCCCCATCGAGATGATGGCGTACTCGCTGTCGGCGTCACTCATGACGTGTTGGAAGTTGACCATCTCGTATATCCCGAGCACACCAGTCCCCAGCCCGAGCAACGCCGAGACGTACAGCCACCCACGCTTGGCGATGGTCGTGAGCAACGCCAACACGCCGATCACAGCGATCACCTTGCCGTCGTCCGTGTCGATCCCGTTGATCTTGATGTTGCCGAAGACCATCGTCACCGACACCCACGGCAGCACCGTGGCCCCGAGGATGATGCAGGCAGCGCTGATGACAGCGACGAGGTGCAGACTGCCAGGTGTCATCCGACTCCTGAGTACCGGTGGCGGTGTTAGCTGCGGCTGCTCGTAGTACGGCTTGGCGACCGGCACTGGATCGGGGTAGACGGGCGGAGGAAGGGTGGGGTCAGTCATGTCCCCCAGTATACCCCACTCTCCCCCAGTCACGCTGCATTGACGAAGTCGCGCAGTGACTCCAGGTCGAGGCTGAGCGTGCCCGAGCGGGCGTCGAAGTCACCGTCGATGAAGGCCCGAGCCACCTTGCGCTTCTGCTGCAGCATGTCGAAGATGCGTTCCTCGATTGTGTCCTGGCCGAACATGTAGCCGATGATGATCTGGTCGAAGGCCGAGTTGGTGCGGTCGATACGAGACACGCGCTGCTCCAAGGCACCTGCAGACCAAGGCAGGTCGTAGCACAGCAGATGGCTACCCTGGTTGAGATCGACACCGTAGGCACCAGCATCGGACGACAGGAACACGCGACAGGCGGGGTCGGTGTTGAAGCGCACAATGTATTCGTCTCGCTTGGCAGCGGGAACGTCACCTGTGATCTTGACCCACGGCGTCTTAGCCGCTGCCAGTGCAGTGCCAATCATGGCGAGCATCGGTTTGAAGTAGCTGAATATCACAACCTTGTGCCGAGGGTCCTCGGTCAGTATCTCTTCTACATGCTCCAGCAACGCGTCGAACTTAGCTGTGCTCTGTGGCAGGCTGTCCAACATGCCCGCCGCCTTGAGATCGCTTGCATACTGCGATCCCCAGCGGGATAGCTCGTTATCGAACGCATCAGCGCTGAGCTTGAGCAGCAGCGGATGAGACGACAGCATCCTCATCGCTAGCATCCGCGCCATGACCTGCCCCATGGCTTGCATCTTCTCGCCGGACTCGGTGCGACCGTAGTGAGCCATGGCGTCGAACTTCCCACCTGTGGCCCCGAGGGCGAGCGCAGTATCAATCGCTACTGCCAGGTCCTTGCGGACGAACTCATGCAGGTCCATCGTGGGATCGTCCAGCACGACCGGCATCGGTATCTCAATCCGCTCGGGGAGCCACTCCTTGATGTCATCTCGACTCTTGCGGTACATGGCCGTGCCCAGTACTTGCTGCATGAGATGCAGGTTCTTGTACTTCTTCGGCTTGCCCCAATGATCCCGCTCGATGAAAGTTCGGTCGAACTTGTGAAAGCCTCCGAGCACTTCCTTGTCTATGACTTCCATGATCGAGAACAGTTCCTCCGGGCGGTTCTCGACGGGCTGACCTGAGAGGCCGATGCGGATACCTGCATATGGAGCCATCAGCTTGGCGTGCTTGGTTCGCTTGGCCGTGAAGCCCTTGAGCGCTGTGATCTCATCAAAGATCACGAAGTCGATCGGGAGGTACTTCTTGATCTCCTCCCAGTCGTTGACCAAGCATTCGTAATGCAAGATCGTGTAGTGATACCGGGCGGCTCTCCTGAGCATCGCCACACGCCGACGCTTGTCACCTTCGACCACTTGCACCTTGGCACGCGGGTCCCAGCGAGCTATCTCACGCACCCACTGACCCTTGGTGGACTTGAGCGCGAACACTGCACCGTTGGTTGCCGTTCGTTGCCGCCGCAGCCGACGCACCGCAACGATGGCGGTTGCGGTCTTGCCTGCACCCATCGTCAGCGCCAGCAACAAGCTGCCGCGCTCGATGGCACGCTGGACCGCCTCCTCCTGGTATGGGCGAAGCTCAAGCACGTTGGATCACGCGCCGAGGGCAAGCGGGTGACACCCACAGCCGCTCACGGTGACGGTTGTCGTGATTGGCCGTCTCTTTCGAGGACGAGAACGCACGCCGTCCTGTCCAGCCTTCGGAGTGCCATCCAGGCAGGTCATACTCGTCATCGTACCCAGCCAACACGATCCTCACCATGTCCCCCCACTCTTGGCAGAACTTGGTCACCGCCTCGGTCATCGGATCGTCGTGGTAATACAACTCCTTCTGGCGGTTCCCGGCGTAGGGGGGATCGAGGAACACGCCGACTGAACCGCTGACTTTCATCTCGCTCGGCTTGACGCAGCGCTTCCAATCGCCGCACAGCACACGCACCTGCCGGAGCCTGGCGCTGAGCGCCTGGATGTACTCGCGCAGACTTCTGTTGATAGGCAGGTATCCATCAATGTCCCAGGTATCGAGGGACAGTCGGTTGACGCCGCGTGGCGTCATGTTGGGCTTGGCTCGGCGTCCATCGGTGGCCCAGTTGCTGCCGATCCAGCAGGAGGCTCCCCAGGCCCACCACGCTGCCGCCTGCAGGTCGTACGCCAACGGGTCGGCCTCCAACTCCCCGGCCAGAGACTCTGCCCGCTGTACCAGCCACTGCTGGCGTGCGTACAGGTCAACCTCATTGATCGGCCAGTCCATGTAGTCGGCAAGCTCGGCTGGCTCAGCCTTCAACGCTCGCCAGAAGTTGGATACGAACCCGGCCTTGTCGTTGATCATCTCGCGATAGCGCCCGAGGTACCGATCATCAATCGGGCGGGCCAACAGCACCGCTGCGGAGCCGCAGAACGGCTCGACGTAATGGTCCACGTCGCCCAGATGACGCCACACACGCGAAGCAACGGCCCCCTTCCCCCCGAAGTAGGGGAAGGGGGCCGTCAAAGCCGATGTGTTACTGTGCCCCACGGGAAAGCACGGTATCAGCCCGTCTCATCCAACTCGTCTTCGCTCGGCAAGTCGATCTCGACAGGGATGTTCCGCAAAGGGTTCACCTGAATGAGACGGTTGCCGACCTTGAGCCGTTCGTTGTACGTGTCCACGAAGGCGAACGCGATGTAGTACGAACGGATGACTTCGTTGGACCCTGCCGTGCGGCCTGCCTCGCCCGCCATGACGCTGGAGCGGGCCTTCCAGCCCTCCGGCCCGAACCGGCCAGCGAACTGCGACTTGTCCCACGCACGACGGACGATCGGACCCGACGTAGCCGGATCGAGCGCACGCTCTGCGAAGGACGGGTTGGAGTGGAGGATGCGGGCAAGCCCCATCAACCAGTCACCCTGCCAACGGGTCGATGCCTGCACGCCCTGGACCGCTGCGAACTCATGCACCGGGTACAGAGCGTCAGCGGCGAGCAGCACGCTGTACAGGCCCTTGCGACCTGCCTCACGCGCTGAGGTCGTCTCGACCTTGAACCGGAAGTCCGTGCCGCCCGAGGCGAAGTAGCAGAAGACCCGCTCCAACGCTCCGACCGCCTTGATGACGCGGCTCTCCCGCGAGAGGCGCTTGACCTCCAACAGGTCTTGCTGGGCCTTGAGGTGGTCGATGTCGTAGGGCAACGTGAGGTTGGCACGACGCACAACCGACTCGATCGCGATCGCGTTCGGGTCGCCTGTGTTGACTCGCATCTTCAACTGGTCCGACGTTGACACAGCGGCACGGTCGCGGTTCTTCGCCACGAAGTACTTGCTGATGACCTCGTCCAACGAGGTGGCGTTGGGCCACTCGTAGACGTTGCCTGGCAGGATCGTCTGCTGAATCTCGGCGCGAGTCGCGTCGGTGTAGATCGGCTCATCCGAGTCCGACAGGAGTGAGTACCACACTGCCGACAGACGAGTCGCACCGTCCATCGTGTGATACACGGTCGTGCCCTTGGGCAACGTCTCCAGCACAACGGCGATGCCGTTGTAGCGCAGCACCTGCGTGTCCTGGTTGAGCGTCATCTTCACCACGTCGATGGTGAGCACCTTGCCCGCGTCCCAAGTCTCGTAGAGCTTCTTGGCTCGGTTCCAACCGGGGGAACCGGGGCCGTGGCCGCGCTGGAGTGGGAGGAGGATGACGAGATCGTTCGGAATGAACGACGTGAACCCGATGGTGTGCGTGTCACCGTTGCTGATGGTGACCTTGTTGCCAATCGGGGGAACCTGCGGTGCATAGGAGAACACCTGCGGTTCGGAAGCGGGACCGGCCTTGTCAGCCATGGCCTTCTTCCGGGGGGCACGCGGACGTGCCGGGGACGCTGCTTTCGCAGTCATGTTGTGTTCCATTTCCGGGCGTAGTTGCCCTTGTTCGGTTTGCGGGCGTGATTGCCCTGTTTGCACTGCGCCGTTCCCATCTCGGCTGGATCAGTCCGTTTCGGCATCATCGCCTGGGACCTCGGTAGCAGTGGGGGCTACTGTACAGAACTGGGGGACGAAGTCAACTCCCTCTGAGAACTTTCTTGGGAGCTACGTGCGAGGCACACGTCTCGACTTGGGCTGCACCACTATCGACGGGGGATCAATCTCCTTGACCGTGGCCACGCCCTCGATCCGCTCGGCCTTGGCGTACAGCCGAGCCGCCTCGCGCAGATCGCTGTCGTCACGGATCGCTATCACATCAAGGGTCGAGCCGTCGCTGAACAGGAAGCGAAAGACCTTCCATGGATATCCCGCTATCACACTGCCATCCCCGTTGGGGCTGAGCCACACTCGGGGGTTGATGGGTGGGTTCTGCTTGACCGGTCTGGTCGTCACTGCATCCTCTTCAACAGGAGCAGAAGAACCCCCATGAGACGACGATTGAACGTGTAACCGTTGAGACTCGATGGCAACTGCCACGGCGGTATGAACCACAGTGTCATACCAGTGCCGTCGTCAACACTCCACTGATACAGCCGCCCCTCTTCCCACAACTGGTGAATGCGACGGCGGTGTGTCTCACCTACGGTGACAGAGTAACCTTGTGATACCGACTCATCACGAACACCTTGGGCTGAGGTAGGACCACCGAGCGACCACAGTATCTCAATAGCTTCCCGCTGACGATCAGCAAGATTGAGACGCAAGAGGGCGTTGTAGGCCGAGATTGGATCGGTATGTCGTACGAGAAAGCTATTCACAGACCCATCCTGCGCGTGCGGTCCCACGACGCAGACAACATGTCATCGTGGGGAACATCCCCCACATCCTTGCAGGGTTCCCCAGCGTCGTCAACGAGGCCTGAGTAGTCCCAGGGAACGGCAGCGCAGCCGTGCTTACGCAGCCCAGCCTGCAGTATCTCAGTGCCCTCATGGCCAGCCTTGTCGTTATCGAGGGCCATGTAGACGGCTGAGAAGTTGCGCGCCAAGAGCGAGACTTGCTCCGCAGATACCCAGGCACCCAACAACGCAACGGCTGGTACGCCAACCTGCCACAGGCGCGGTGCGTCGAGCGGGGACTCGACCACGGCGCAGAAGTCGAAAGGGCGGGCTACCGAGTAGCCAAACACCGTGTGCCGTTTCTCCATGCCTGTCGGAAGCGTGTAGACCGCGCCCTTCTGCCGATACTGCGCCCCGAGTAACTCACCTCTCGTATCCCATAAAGGGAGCACCCACTGCTTGGTATCACCATCCCAGCGCACCCGGTAGGTATCGACTGCCTCTCGTTGCAGCATCCGCGACGCCAGCAGGCGATCGGGTACGTCCCCCAAGATGTTGACCAGTGACCACTCGGTGAGGATCGGCGTGATGTCATCGAGAACTTGCTTCGGGGATAGCCGGGTATCAGCCAGAGTCCTGAGGAAGTTCTCCTCGTTGATCGTCATCTCCAGGTCGGCTGGCGCTGCTCCGGTGAGATCAACGAGCAGGCTGGTGAGATCGCCTGCGTAGCCACATGAGAAGCAGTGGTGCTTGGCGGTGGCTTTGTTGATCGACCACGACGGGTGTATGTCCGGTTTGCCGGTGCGCTGTTCGTGCTGTGGGCACAGGCCCCACAGTTCGCTCTTGGTGTCCCGTGTCAGTTGGACGCCTGCTCCCTCGACCAGTGCTCGTATGTCAATCATCGTCGTATCCCTCGGTGCCATCCTCCGAGACGTAGGAGGGCTGACCGGTACGGCGGTCGAGGCGCTCCTTCATCACGGCAGGGTCTAGTTCCTCTACTGATCCACTGTGCCAGTCCCACTCCAGGACGACCTCTTTGCGAGGGCCTGAGCGGGACTCGATCACTCTGAACTTCACGTTCACCGGCTGCGTGCTGGTGGACTCGTCCGTTTGACGCTCGCCCATCCGCTCCACACCGAGTAACACATCGCAGTCCTGGCCCCACGCCTGGGTATACATGGCCGAGCCTGCTGTCAGTCCATTCTTGCTGGTCTTGAGTGACGCCTGCGTCGTGATCATGATCGGCGTCTTGCTCTGCTGCGCGAGCCGCTTCAACGAGCGTGAGATATCGGTCAGCGCGAACGACGAGCCAGGCTCCACATCGAGCGATGACTGCATGAAGTACGCGCCGTCGATGAACACCACGTCGGGGCTGTACTCCTGAATCTTGGCCTGCACTCCGGCGACCGTGGTGGCCGAGGCGATGTCGGACGAGAGGATGAAGGCACGCATCGCCTCGATCCGGTCCATCGCCTGGATGATCTTGCGCTCATCCTTCGGCCCGTACGTGCCATTCATGATGTGCGTCAGGCTGACGCCGGAGACGAGCGACAGCAGCCGGTCCTCCTGTTCGGTGTTGCTCATCTCGAAACCGATCAGCAGCGGCACCTTGGCCTGCTCATGCACGGCCAGTGCGATCGCCAGCAGCGTGGCCGACTTGAAGCTCTTGATCGTGCCCAGCAACACGACGAACTGCTCGGGCTGCAGTCCACCTGTCACATAGTCGATGCCTGGGAAGCCCGTTGAGATACCACGCAGGTGGCCTGGGTTCTCCTTGCGGTCGAGCAGCCTGTTGAGCAAGGCCTCCTTGCGCGAAGAGAAGTCGAGATCGTACGAGTTGGCTGTCTCCAAGTGCGCCTGGATCAAGGCGTCCTGCATGGCCTGGCGCATCCCCTTCACAGCGCCAGGCTCATCGGATTGGAGCCACTGTGCAGCCAGGTTCAGGCCCTCCGTGAAGATCGACTTCTCACGACGCTCACGGAGGGCGTCGATGAAGTACTCGACCGGCTGTGGGTGAGCTTCCCACTGCATAGCCGGGTATGCCTGCAGCATCACTGAGGCATCGGGGGCTACGCCGTAGTCGGCCCAGTGCTTGAGCATGTGCTCGAACACACGCCGGTAGCGATCGTCGGTGAAGAACTGCGGCGTGATGCGGGCGTTGACGACGGCGGTCAGTTCACCGTCCAGCACGATCTTCGACAGGAGGGCAAGCTGCACGTCCATCAGAAGTCCATGCCGCGGTTCACCGCGACACCGTACTGCCCGTAGCGGTTCAGCCTGGCAACGTCGGAGTCGTACACCGCCTGCAGGTCGGTCTGGAAGCGCATCAGCGAGCAGAACTGGTCGAAGCGGGAGTACGAAGCCTTGTCGTACGGAATCTGCGCCTCGTCCAGGAACTCCACCATCGTGTCGAGCACATCGTCAATGAAGGTGACAACCTCCAGTGAGTTCTCCGGCCAGCGCTCCTTGAGGTACACCATGCGCTTGAGTGGCACGTCATGCCAGTTGATGTGATACCCCGATATCCGAGTACCACGCAGCCGTGACTTCTTCTCGATCGGTATGACATTGCAGAGCACCCCCTCCAACACCACTACCCAGCGAGGCTGAGTCCACAGTTGCAGGTCACCTTGTTGCATGACAGATCACGAACCGCCCTTCGATCACTCGCTGCACGTCCTCAAACACGCGATGAGTAGGAGCCATGGTGGTGGCGATGATCGTCGGCTTGCATTCCTTGACACGCCGGTCGATGTGGTCGTGAACGTGGCCGCGCCAGAAGCGCATGTCGAGCGAATCGTACAGGTCGTCCAGTAACACAACATGTGCCTTGTCCCACAGGAACCGGAACTCTTCGTCAATCAGCATGTGTTCTTCCAGCATCTCGGGATCGAGCTTCTGCTCAAGTTGCCGACTGAGTGACCACAGGTTCCGCATGGCCGACATGACTTCGACGGCAGTGTGATACTCCCAGTCCCACTCGTCGTGCTCGACCACCATCTTGTGCAGGGCGCAACGGGCGATGTACGACGAGCCGCTGAACCGGGTGCCGTAGACCCACAGCCCGACTTGCTCGCTGTCGCCGCTGTTGATGTTCTTGCGCCAGCGCTTCAAGTCGGCCTGCTGTTCCTCGGTCAGGTTCAGGAACCTGGTGTTGAACTCACAGTGCGCCATCACGCCCTCCACTGCGGCGGGACGTAGTCGTCAGCGACCTGCGCGGTGTTGTCGTGGAACCCTCGCCGCTTGTTGCGACCCCAGGCTCCGGTGAAGCACATCCAGGCCGACTGACCTTCCTTGATGGTCACTTGCCCTCGGAACACGTTGGTCATGAACTCCGCGATCAGGTCAGCGACTTCGGCCTCGGTCTTGGGCGATGACGCCTCCTGGCCGTAGAAGGTAGCGTTGAGATACCGCTGGAAGTGGCCGAGAGTCTCTGCTGCCCGCACAGCCCGCAGGTGATCGCCGGGGGTGGTGGCCGTGACCATCGAGTCCCACTCGGTCAGGAACCGGGAGGCAGTCCTACGCCAGGGCGGTGCCTTCGGTGGCCGGGGAGCATCACTTGGAACGTCAGAGCGCAAGCGCCTGCCGCCGTCCACCACCAGATCGCCGGGGTTTGGTCGCCGTGGCGGTGTCTTGAGCCGGGGAGGCTTGGCCTGCGGACCCACTTGGCGGGCCGGACCCTCTGGATCGAACTTGGCCTGCTTGACGCTGAGTGAACTCTCACTCGGAGAGTGAGAGGAGCGAAGCTCTCTCCCCGCAGGGTACGTAGTACCCGGAGGGTTTGTAGGACATTCTGTCCTCAATGGGTGAGGACAATCTGGGCCTCCCATGATGAGATACCGGTTGGTCTTGGACCAGGAGTTGTTGCGCCCTTTCCTTCCGGCATCGGCCTTGACCAGGAGCAATCCATGAGCCTGGGCAGTTGCTACATACCGGCGTATGGAACGCACGTCGCATCCGACCAGGGAGGCCAGTCTCTCTTGGCTCGGATAGGGCTTCGGATAGTGCTCCGCGATCACGGTCAGCATGCGGTGGAGTTTGAACCACACGCACGCACTTATCCCCTCCGGTCGCTCAAGTTCCCCCACCGCTTGTAGAGCGCGTGATCTCTTGGTACTGTGAGCCACGAAAGACCTCCCTGGCTTCGGCTTGACAGGTTGATGGTCAGGAAGGTCTGAGCGATCAACTCGGACCTTCCACATCTCCGATCACCAACTGTGGCTGATATGTGACTCCCGAGGGAGGACTCGCGACCGTAGCACCGTTGCGGTAGTGTGTCGAACAACGAGATCGGGCTGGCAATGAACCCCTCGCATTCTCTCCCTGGAAATCCAACACGCAAGGAGAGAGTCATGACGAAAGTCGTCGCCAAGATGTTCATCCAGTCGGCCAACACCGGCCCAGACGGATCGACCAGCTACCAGCTAGGCGTGGTCTGTCGGGGTGAAGAGAACAAGGAGTGGTCCGCTGCCACGCCCTCGGGATCGGCCAAGTTCGCCGCCGATTCGATCCTCGACATGGTGTGGAAGGCACACCTTTCCGAGCACCAGACCCCGGCTGAGATACTCGTCTACCAAGAGCCGGACGACGAGGGTGAGTGGGCGATGATGTCGTGCGACTTCGCCTGGAACGGATGCCAGGTCAAGTTCACCCGCTCGGGGCCTCCGTACGGCCAGGAGTTGAACCTCAACATCAACGCCACACCGGCCACCAAGACGCTGCGCTCTGCCTATGCAGCCGGACTCGATCAGGGCAAGCCGCCGAAGTTCAATGTCTTCACCGACATTCCATGAGGCACTGCTGCGTCTGTCACGGAGGACCGTGCATGCACGTCGGCATGATCCTCTGCGAACGACACGAAACACGCAACGAAGAACGCAATCCGACACGTCAAAGCCCTGGTCAGTCATCCAGGGTGGCACGCCGAGGAGGGAGCCTTGTTGAAGGTTCTCCCGATACCGGACTATCGTCGGTGGCTGCTTAGGGTTGTCACCGGTCACAGGGTACGAACCCAGAAGGCCCCCCACTGCAGCCGTGCGGTGGGGGGCCTTCGTATTCAACGAGCAGTTCAGATCAATCGGTCACATCTGACCGATTCAGATGCGACCAGCCGAGAAGTCAGCCATCACAGCCGGGGCCGACGTGTCGAAGCCGACGACATCGAGCATGCCCGCGTCGTTGGGATCGGCAATCGTGAAGCCGTTGCTGACCATGCCGACCACGATCAGCTTGGCGGGGATACCCGTCTTCTCGCGGTACTGGCGCAGCGCCTGGCTCGGGTGTGGCGTACCGGCGTACGTCTCGCTGTCGGTGTAGATCACGAACGTGTCCACCTTGATGCCCGCCTGGAGGGCGTGCTTCATCGGCAGCGAGCAGTCGGTGCCACCCATCGTGATGCCCGCAGCGGCCTGTACAGCCGCCGCCAGCGTGCTCTTGGGCGTGATGCCACTGACAGGCACCATGCCGTGCGAGAACGCCGTCACGTACACCTGAGGCTCCGTAGCGACCGTGATGAGTGCCATCGCGGCAGAACCCATCGCCGGGGTGATCTGCGTCCCGGCAATCGTGGTCCAGCCCATCGAGCCGGACACGTCGAGCGCCACCATCGTGCGCTTGTTGGCAGGCTCCACGTTGGCGAAGGCCAGGCGGAACGCTACGTCGAGCGCGTCGGTGATGTTGCCGATCGGAGTCCACGTCTGCGAACCCCGAACGCCCTTGCCACTGGAGTACGTGGTGAGCGCCGTGAGGATGTTGATGGGGTGGATGCGGCTCTGCTTGATCGCCTTCTCACTGGTGAGCTTGCCGACCACGAAGTTCAACTCATCCGACAGCGGCTTCATCGCACCGCTGATGGTGAGCCGGTTCAGATTTCGGACCAGCGCACCGATGCCCATGCTCGGGAGCAGCGCTCGGAGCACGTCGGGATCGTTGAGCTTCTCGCTCGGCAGTACCTCCCAAGGAAGGTGCCACTCGGTGATGAGCTTGATCAACTGCTTGGTGTTGGCCGTGGCCGCGTCCTCGCAGGCACCGAGGAAGCCCTCGGGGCTGTCATTCTTGCCCACCGCCCAGGCGAGAGCCTTGTCGGTGTCGGAGCCACGCTCGGGGCGCGGCTTGGCGAGACGGAGCAGGTCGCGGTGCGACCAACCCTCACGCTGCTTGTACTTGGCAAGCTGCAGTTCCAGGTGCTCCTGGTTGAGATACCAGTTGCCGACCGCGGTCCGCAGTCCACGACCCCAGCCACGGAACTGCTCGACGTAGCGAGCGAACAGGAACAGATGCGTACCGGTACGAGCGACGAGTGGAAGCGCGTCGAGTGCCGAGGCCCGAGTGATCGGGTCGTCAGCGCCAGCGCACACGGCGAGGGCGAACATGACCGGATGCTGCTTGGGGTTGCGACCGGCGACGGAAATCTCCACGATCGTCTTGACCGTGCGAAGGCCATCGAGCTTGACGCAACGCATCACAACATCAGCGTTGTCCTTGGTGAGAGCGTGCTCGGACGCGTAGTACGAGCCGCCTGCCGTACCGAGGATGAGGAAGCGGTTGAGCCGCCCCCAGTCATCAACCGGATACGAGAAGCCACCAGCAGAGTTGGGCACGGTGCCCTTGATCTTGCTGGTCTGCGGAGTGCTCCGCGTTGAGATAGTAGCGAGTGGGTCATTCATGTGAGTCCTCCAGTCGAGTTGATGATCACCGGGATGGATCAATGGGTGGGACTTGAACCCACGTCAACCTCCCTACGGGAGGGGCACTGCCTGTTGTGCTACCTCTGATAACCGACGACCTCCGGCCCGGAGGGGCCAGACTTTATGTGATCCTGTGGGCGAGTGGGTTGGCTGCCGAGTTAGTTAGCAGATAACCGGCAACCTCCGGCCCGCAGGCCTGCGTGTGATACCCATCCCCCGACCAGGCACTCCCTGTAGTCACAGGGGGAGACTGAGGTTGGACGGTCCTTCCCTTGCGGGTGACTCGCGGCCACCTTTCTGCGGGGCTTAGTGACTTCGTTCCCTGCTCCCAGTCGGGGGATGAGATACTGCCGTGGGCGAGTGAGTGCGTGCCGGTGATTTTTTCGAGATAACCAGCGAGCTTCGGCCCACGACTTGATGTTCCCTCGGACGAGTTGGTTGCGGTGCCGGAGTCATCCCAAAGATAACCGGCGTGCGTCGGCCCGAGGGCGGTGATGGAGTGCTGTGAATCAGGGAGCAGTGCATCACCGTTTCGAGTTGCTGAGGGCGAGGGGCGAGTTCGATGTTGTAGGTGCTCTTGCCAGTTGAGCTACAGCCCCATGATGGAGCCGCCAGGAATCGAACCTGGGTCACCCGCTTGGAAGGCGATAACCGAATCTCATCGGCCCTCAGCGCGATCTTCTGTTGTCAAAGCTCAGACGAGTGAGCGCTTGCCGGATGGGTCAATGATGAAGTTGATAACCGACGAGCTTCGGCCCGAGCCGTGAGCAACCTACAAAGGTTCCGAACCCTATGCAACCGAGTTTCGCTTGTTCTTGGGGGAAAGTGCTGCGATCAGGTGGGTGATCGCAAGAAAGCCCTGGTCAGAGAGATTCTTTGACAGGCAGGGTCCCCCCAGTCCTCTAGGTGACCACGACTTCGACAGATACCTGGATATGCGAGAGGCCCCCTTACGGGGGCCTCTCTGTGTTCACTGGACGGGGAAGTTACCAAGCGTCGTAGGCAGCGATCAAGACGATGACGAGGATCACCAGCGCCGTGAAGGCAACCCCGATCCCGAACGAGTAGGGGTCAGTCTTCCGACGTGACATTGCCCTCGTCATCGACGGCGACGTTGGCCCCCGCCAGGTTACTGACCGCTCCCGATCGCAGGCGGCTCACCGTGTCACTGGTGTTCTGATAGCTGGCGGCGTACGAGGCACCGGTCCCCTTGGCGCGGGTGACATTGGAGAACCCCATGGCACCACCCTGGGCGTACGTGTCGGGACCCATCCCAAGAAACACGAACTGCCACTGCCACTGCGTCTCCTGCTCCTTGATGCGCTCGCGCAGTGCCTCGATCTTCCAGTCCTTGCTGGAGTTCTCCTGGCCGTCCGTCTGCACGACGAACACGACGTGCTCGGGGCGCTGGCTCTCGCTCAGCGCAGCAAGCTGCTCGCCCACTGCGACGATCGTCATGCCCACGGCATCGAGCAGCGCTGTGTTACCACGCGGCTGGAGCACATACTTGGGAGCCTTCTTGATGTCACCCTTGTAGATCAGGTTGTACCAAGCAGCCTCGGTTGTGCCATAGGTGTTGGGTGCATCGAAGTCCACCAAATGGAGCGTGGCCTCGCCAGGTACGGCTTGCTGATCCTCGATGAACTTGTTGACGGCACCCTCGGCGTCGGTACGCACAGCGTTCATCGAACCTGAGCGGTCGCAGACGAGTGCGATGTAGGTGTAACCGGTCTTCATTCCTTGTTCTCCGTTCTGCCCTCATCGAATCCATCGACAAAGGCCTCTTTCATGTCATCGGTGATCGGCCCCGGCAGAGGGAGGTCAATGTCTTCCGGCTGCGTCACGGCTTCGACGTTGTAACCGCCGAGGATAGCGAACACCTCGTTCACGCCCTCGGCGGTCAGGTCATCACCGTGGATTGTGACAGTGCCTCCACTGTCGAGCGTGACCTTGATGTCGAGTATCACTGCCCGAGCGCTACTTCCAGACGGCGGATGATGTTCTGGATGATGGCGTCAGCGATCGCCTCGACGTTGATGCCGTTGACCGGCGTGGCGACCGTGCTGGGTCCGTCGCCCTCAGGCTGTGTCACTTCGACGGCGGGCTTGTCCTCACCGAGGATGGCGTCGATGTAGGTCGTCATCCGAGTGCGCGGCGGGAACTCGATCCCCTTGGCCTTGGCGATCTCCTTGAGTGCTGGCAACTCCATCTCTTCCAGCGCCTCACGGGTGTACGAGGCGCCAGCAGCGCCGGAGGGGGGTGTTTCATCTTCTTCGGATACCTGGGTATCACGACGAGGGGCTGCCCCGCCCTTCTTGGCAACCGCCTTCTTGACCGGCAGGGTCTTGACGTTGTCGGGCACTTCGTCGGACTCGGCCTTGGTCGTCTCCTCCGACAGGTCCACTTCCAGCAGACCGTCGTTGAGCGCACGGACCTTGATCCCGGCGTCGAACACGTCCTGGCACACCTGGTTGAGCCAGCGATCCTCTTCCGCCGATGAGTCATCGGAGAAGAACAGGGCCAGCAACTCGGACTCCTCACCCTCTTCGGGCTTGGAGTTGAGCAGTGACACAACCTTGCGGCTCAACTGCTTGGCGACGTGCGTCTCCTGCGGCTGACTGTAGATGCCGTCCATCGAGTCGGCGTCGTCGGTGAGGACTTCGTAGTAGATGTCATTCGTCTCCAACCACTTCACCAACGCCTGGTCGGTGGCAGTCGGGTCCTTCTTGCCTTGGAGCAAGAACCAGAACGTGGCCCCCGCTTCCTCGTCGGCCTTCCACAGGTCTTGAAGAGTCTCGGTGAGTTCCTTGCGAGTCATCTCGCCATCACCAAGCACAACGTGCATCGTCATTGGGTTCTCCTTTGGGTCACTCCGGCGCTCGCCGGGAGAGCGACATTAGCGTCTCTGCGGACCCCTGGCGAGAATCCTGGCACGAATAGCATCGCTAGTTACTAGGAGCAAGTCGGACGCCATGAGCAGGAACCCAGCGATGCCTGCCAAGCCGATCCCCCACCACCAGTTCGACGCATCCACCAGCGCAGCGCCGCCGATCCCGAGCGCCAAGGAGACGAGGTACGGGAACCACTCTGGAGTCTGGAACAGGAGGGGTAACACATTGCGGACCAACCAAATCGTGAATATCACACAGACGTACGCCACTGACGCCAGTATGTCACGCTGGTTTGAGTCCGAACACAGCGACTCGATAACTGGAGGAAACGCTCTGCGTGTATGACGGAGGCGAGAACGACGAAGTAGTAGCTGCGGGGAACTTCGTCATCAAGATCGAGCGAGTGTCGTTCGTCACGCCATCAGAAACAGCGGTGGCCTGTTGTGTGAAGCCGTTGGCCGAAAGGACTCCGAAAGTGCCGGTCGAACGGCCAATGCCGACGCTGATCAAGAACGCTCCGTTGTCAGCCGGTGTAAAGGAGGGACAGACGAGCGGAGTCGTAGCAGAAGCAGGATCGTCAGCCGAGCATCGTGTCGTGCCGGAGAGCAGCGTCGTGGCATGCAGATTGCGAAGACACAGCATGTAGAACACGCAACCATAGGCAGCGCCAGAGCCGGTGAGCGAGTAGCTGGCGGGCGGTGTAGCAACGAGCTTCTGTGTGTACACCTTGAATGATGGCTGACTGCCTGTGCCTGGCTGACTGGGTGGCGTCTGGATTGTGAATCCGGTTGCTCCGTTGGGTGCGCTGAACGCTATTTCCTCACACATGACCAGCACTAAGGTGTCACCGATCGCAGCACCAGCCGGAACGCTGATCACGGCTGGCGTGCTGCTGGTGATCCAGTTTGCCGTTGTCACAGTGCCGATCAGTGCGATCCCTGGCGTGTTCACAGCGGTAGCGGTAGCTGTCCAACCTCCCCAGTTGTTGTAGGCCGTAGCAGGACCTGGACCAGTCCACGGCCAAGGCACACCGTTCTGAGGATCGTAGGTGTCGTACGGCAGCACCGTGAGCGAGCGGGTCGGTGGTGCCAAACGCAGATCGTCTTGGTAGAGCACGTCGATGTGTGGTATCACAGTGACGCCAGCAGGGACCCACTGATAAGCCATCCCCGCCTTCATCACTTCGGTGTCGGAGATCACATCGCCAGGGCTGCCGTCCACGACAGGAGTGGCGAACAGACGGCCCATCACGGCACGACGATCGCTGTACCACATCGAGTACGTGGCCCCCTGTCGTGAGGGACCGCCGTACCAGGAGTAGTCATCAGGAGAGCCGTACTTCTCAGCACCATCGAAGTACGGCCACTCCTTGAGCGCCCCCCGTTCAGCCAGCACCTTGTCGATCGTGATCGTGGAACCATCCGTCTCGATCCGCAGACAGGCTGTGTGGGCCTGAGGACCGAAGCGCACACCCGTCAGGTGCATCCAGGTGTTGCCTTGCAGTTGCCACGTCTCGGTGCCCCAGTCGCAACCGGTAGCGCGATAGTCAGCGTCCCAGTAGACGAGGCCGACCCTGACCTTGCCAGGTCCTTTCGCCATCACTTGAAACGTCCACTGTTCGTGATCCTCGGTGCCCAGCCTCGTCTCCCAGATGTTGGACTCGACAGCGAGCGGCGCACCACCACTGAACTGACCGGCGTATGTCGATTTGAGTGCCGACTGCTCCTCCGGTAGCAAGGCCACGCGAGTGCAAGTCGGTGCCCAGTAGCCAGCGTTCACCTCGAAGTTGGGGTTGGCGATCATGTTCGCCCGCTGCGGATAGAGCCACATGTGGAGTGTGTTACTCGGCTCGAAGTCAGGAGCTCCCTTGTCGATCGCCAACGGACCTTCGATCGGATCGACAGTGGGCGAGCCAACAGGAGGGATGGCCCAGGAGAACAGGTACTGGTTGGTCGAATCTGGAAAGCTCAGGTCAGGGTTGGTCGTCAACGCATCCTTGGCGTACAGGTTCATGCTGGCGGTACCGACCGGTGTGTTGGTGACGAAGATCAGTGGGTTGACGGTGCCTGACAGTGTGCCGATGTACTCGATGCCGATTGCAGTGACCCCTACCGGAGAGATACCGGTGAAGGGGTAGCGAGTGAATAGCACATACTTGTTGCTGCCGAGCGTGCGGACCGAAACGGCCTGCGTCAGAGTCAGTGGATACCCCGATATCCCGCTGACCTCTGTCCAACCGTTGAGCGCTGCCAACTCCGCCTTGGTCTTGACGTTGACCCACGCCGCCGTGCTGCCGGACAACGAGGGCGCTGCGCGGAAGAAGCACAGCCGGATGCTGGCGGCATCCATCAAGGTCGGAGTGGCGAACAACTGCTGACGATAGAAGTTGGTGAAGAAGTAGCTCATCAGGTCCCCCTCGGGGGAGCACCCATGATGTACCCCTCATAGGCCGGAGTCGTTCGGGGTACGCCTAGCATCTCGGACGACACGCCGAGAGTGAGATACCGGTTGGCTGCAAAGGTGGCGATCTGACCCTGGCTCAGGACTCGGTAGACCATCACAGCGGCAACGTAGATCGCAGGCGAGCGACCGCCGACACCACCTGTCGTGCGAGCGTCGAAGTACAACGCTGGGATGAGGTAGGCGGCACCGGCTGGCACGGTTCCCGTCATCTTGACCTCATGCCACGCTGCGCCAGCATCGTTGAACACCTGCGGCGTGTTGGGAGGGATGATCGGAGTCTTGGGGTTGATCGCGCTGGCACTGGTCAGTGTCCAGACCTTGCCGCTAGCATCAGTGAAAGTCGTGCCGGTGATCCACTCGGCGGCATCAAAGCGCCACAGCACTGTTGCTCCGGGGTCAGTGGGGCTGTTCCCAGTACGGTTCTCGACCGTGTAGATGCGCCCGTCGAACAACCCCGCAGTGCCGCCCGATGTGTTACCGATCACGATCGGTGCTGCGTTGTCGGCGTGTGTGGTGTAGACGCCAGCGATGGTGTACATCGACCCGAACGTCGCGTACGAAGCTCCGTCGTATGCCAGCAACGCTCCAGCCGCCTTGTTGCTGGCACCAGCGTCCACATCGAACCAAACGGCGATCCAGAAGTCAGTGCCTGCAGGGATGGTCTGCCACTGGGCGTAGGTGGCGACAGAAGCGACGATCGCAGCCGCCCCCGTCAACGAGTATGTGAGCGTCAACCCGTTGGTGGCATCGACCGACAACTCCCAGGCGTACACCGCTGTGTTGAGCAGCTTGGAGGCGATCTTGCCGACGCTGGTGACAGCGTTCTTGCGGAGCTTGGCGACCCACACCCGGTCCCCGGTGATCTGAGCGGCTGCAAAGGTCGGTGTGCTCGCTGTGCCAACCGAAGGCGTCAAGACCTGAGGCGTGTAGATCATGTCCTCGGGCTGACCATCGGCATCTGCGACCAGCATGTAGGCCGAGACAGTGACCGACTTGGCGCACTTGACCTGAGCGCTGAACCCGTACACCTCGCCAGGATTGACCGGCAGCCCTGCGTAGTACGGCACCAGTTCGTCAGTGGCGCTGCGCTGACCGCAACCGATCCCGATGAAGATGTCTCCGGTGTTGGCATCCGGTGTGTCCACCAACATGCACGAAGTCGAACCGGCGACGGGAGGCGCACCGACCATGGTGGTCGGTGCTGTCAGCGTCACCTTGTCGTAGCTGAGATAATCCGTCTCCAATGGTGCTCCGGTGAAGGGCACATCGGGGTGGATCGGTGCCCAATGACCGACGCTGTTCACGAAGTTGGAGTCATCAGGGAGCAAGACGGTGTTGGTTCCATAGGTGAGATCACAGTCGTACTTGCTGACCGTCTCGGTCAACTCCAGCAGGCCCTTGGCTGTGCCTCTGAGGGAGAGCAGGTGAGCCAGGTTTGCGAGCAAAGCCCGGTATCGAACGTCCCCCAGGCCTTGCTCGTAGGGCTGGCCGTAGTTGGCACCGAGGCCCTTGAGCAACGCCATCGGAGCCTGGTCGATCCAATGCAGCTTGAGCAGTGACTCGACGTACTCACGCGTGCGGTCCATCTCGAAACCGAAGATGGTCAGGAACTGGCGCAGGAAGCCGTTGTCACCGCGGTAGTTGTCGTCGGTGAACTGATAGTAGGGCGGGATCGCATCCCACAGGTGCTCGCTGTGGTTCCAGTTGAGCGGCAGCAGTGTCGAGTCCGACATCACCGCCGTCCAGTCGAACTGGTTGGTGCGAAAGAAGACCGTGTAGTAGTACCAGTGCCCGCCAGGCAGCGGCTGGTCGTAGATGATCGGCGGCGGGTTGAGATGGACGACGAAGTCAGCGTCCTCGTAGTAGGGAAGGTCCGTCTGCAACGCACGAAAGATCGTCTGGCCCTGCATTGGTGACGATGGAGCACCGTACGTCGAGCGCACGACAGCTACTTCCACGAAGATTTCCTCAAGAGCCTTTGGCCAACTCCACTCCATCACGACGGTGTTGTAGTCGAAGGCCTTGACGAACACCTGTCCACGGTCTGCAATGGCGATCGCACTCAGGTCGATCGAACTTGTCGGGTATCTCAGTGCTGTGTGCTCCAGCGTGACGACAGCCGAGCCGCGCACGTAGTCGCCACCTGACGCCAGGCCGTACGCCTCACGCTGAACTCGGAACGCCGGGAGATCGAAGGTGTCCGGCCACCACTGACGAGCCATCAGGAACCCGGCAATCCGCCCTGGGCCTGCACCCAGAGGCCATCGTGCGTCAGTTCCTCAGTGTCGAAGCTGCTCGGCCAGGGTGGCGCAGTCTCCACCACGACCGTCTCGCTGAGATGCGGGATCAGCCAGTCAGCCGGGTCGATGTCGCTGATCAAGCGCTGGTCATCGTCTGCCCAGATGTTGATGCTCTGTGCGCTGACCGTGCCCCCCGACGCCACCGATGTCACAGCGGTACCGGTCCTGGCGTAGGTGATCGTGGTCGCTGTGACACCAGTGATGGTCTGGTATCCATCGAATGCCGGGTCCCCGATCACCACTCGCACCTGTTGCCCGTTGGCGAAGGTGTGCGAGGCGAACGTCAATGTGGCGACGGTGGTTGTCGCCGCCTTGTTGGTGACCGTGGCAGTGCCTCCTGTCGAAACAGGAGCGGTGCCATTGAGCCAGAACAGGTCGATCCACTCGACGCCCTGGACCGAGAGTGCCATGCGGTACACCGTGCCGATTGAGATACGAGTGCCGAAGTCCACGTTGTCGAACGCCATCATCTGTCGCAGCGCCTGCTCGACAGCGTGACGCACCGTGGTGCGGTTGTAGCTGTCCTGGACGTGGACCATGAGTTGGACGTACACCGACTGCCACAGTTCGGCAACGGTGTCCGGCTCGACCTGGATCGCTGAGCCGACGATGATCTTGTCGGCCATGTAACGCTCGACGTTCTCTGCCAACTGCACCATGTAGGCATCGTTCGCCAGGCCTCCGGTAGGAGCGATGACGATGTGAACCGATGTGTACACAGTGCCGTGTGCCATCGACTTGGCGACACCAGGAACCTGCAGTGCCAGGTCGGCATAGTCGTTGAGTGTGATAGCCCGGTTCTTGAGGCGTGTCGCTGCGCGTGGGATCGAGTTCCGCATGGCGTCCACTGACTCAGGGTCGGTGCCTCCCACCGGGGAGGCTGGGTTGGTGACAGTCACGCCCCAGATGTTGGTCGTGGAGTCCACCGGCTTGAGCGTGTCGAGGCTGGCGCTCGGGAGCGAGTTGGCCTCCACTCCGACACCTGTCCGGTAGGTGACAAATATCTCAGCGTTGACGGGAGGGATGCGACCCGCTGCCTGATCTCCGAACACGATGTGTGTGAACTCGGCCTCGTCAACGAAGGTCGTGAACACCGACTGTGTCGGACGTGCCAGCGAGAGATCACTGATCTGGCTCCACTCGATCACGGATGGACCCTCACGCGACTTCATCGTCAGCGAGCCATAGACCACGCCCTTGTCGGGGATGATGAACTCAGTGTTGGGTGAGCCGCCAGAGACTCCGAGCAGGCTGTCGTAGGTCATCAGCCCCTCTGTGGCATACCCCGGTATCGCTGTGTCACCCGGCTTGAGCTTCACGTCGGTGTTCAACTCGAACACGATCAACTGATCAGACGAGGAGGCGTTGTTGTAGATGCGGGTGCCTGCGGGGACGATCACGCCTGTACCCGCAGGCAGCAGGAGCGGGTCCACAGGTGCGTTGGGGTCCAGTGCGAACTCCAGCCCCACGAACGCTGCCTGCTGTCCGATAGGCGTGTATCCCAGCATGTCCGCGATGTACAGCACAGATTGGCGACGGATCGCCGTGCCGAGGAAGGCCTCGCTCGCTGTGCGGTCGATGTAGAAGTTCATCACGTCGCCCATGTAGGCGAACAACTCCAACAGCAGCGTGCCGAAATCGGACGGCTCACCGACCGTCTCCCACTCGGGCATCAGACCGCGAGCGAGGCCGACCAGTTGCGCTCGGATGGCCGTGAAGTCACGGCTGGTGTAGTCGAGGACAACCTTGCTGTCGATGTCCTGGACGGTGGAGAACACATCAGGCATTGACGCCTCCTTGCAAGATGCCGTGCTGCCGAGCAATGAACTCCGAGGCGACCGGGAGGGCCAGCACAGTGTCGGTGGCGTACAGCGACGGTCGGTAGAGAATCGTGACGATGACAGTGCCAGGTTCGCCCAACTCGATTGTGACACTGCGGACGATGGCGCGAGTCACCAGCGCCGAGAGACGGTTCTTGATCATCGAGGCCGCGTCCTCACGCACCAGTTCGTCAGAAGGATCGAACAGCGCTGCCTGGAAGTCACACCCGTAGCGAGGCCGGTACACACGCTCACCGAGGTTGGTCATCACAGCGTCGATCACCTGCGAGCGCACGACGTTGGAGTAGTTCGGACAGAGCGCAAACGAACCGGTGTTGTCGAGCCGGAACGGGAAGTCGATGGCCTTCATAACACGCTCCTGGTGCGGTCAGTCCACGACGACAGCCACTGCCCTTCATGGAGCATCATCGTCGGGCGGCTCTTGCTGGCCTGGTTCCAGAACGGCACGTAGGACGTGCTGGTTGCCCCTGTCGCAGAGTCGGGGCGGCACAGCGCCAGTTGCGTCTGGAACGTCTGACGATCGGCTACGTGCTGCACACCGCGGATCAGCCAGCGACCGTTGTAGCGGTTGCGGTAGTACTTCGGGTTGCTGGTGAAGACGTTGACGCTCATACCTGGGTACAGGTTGGCGTTGCCGAGCACTCGCGCCGACGCCTGCTGCGGCCAGGATGTGGTCGTGAACTGGGGAGCGTTGACATAGATGCCCGCTTCCTCCGGCGTGCGAGCGATCACGTTGGTGAGATACCGGTAGACCTCGTACTTGTCACCCTGCTGTGCCGTTGACTGCACCGTGTTGTCGTTGTTGAAGTACGCCACCTTGAGGCCGAGTTGGCGGTAGGCGACGTTCGACTCCTCCACCGGCTGGAAGTCCACCAAGGCCCGCTCGAAATCCTCGAATGCCGTCGATGAGTACTGCGACGACACCAGGTCGATGAAGGAGCCGTTGTCCGTGAACAGCTTGAGCGGGTCGTAGCACATCAGGATGCCGTAGCGATTGAACAGACTCCAGCCGAGCCGCTTGGTGTAGTTGCTGGCGATGCGCCAATCCGTCTCCTCGGTCTGCGCCAACATCGGCCACGTCAGTGCGTGAGCGTGACCATGGAAGCCCAGCGACCCCCGATATGCCAGTCCCTCGACGGCTTGCGGGATGGTGCTGTTGACCCAGGAGCGCGGGCTGCCGGTCTGCATCTCCTTGGTCGTGCCGAGACAGCCGAGCGTGAACGACAGCAGGCCCGCACCAGTCGAGTTCTGATCCTCCTGGACGGACTGGATGTAGCCATAGAACAACTCGGTGTGCGGCGACAGTCCGAAGTAGAACGAGATCGCAGAGCCGATCAGAGCGCTGGTGTCGGTGATCGTGGGCGACGTGCAGGCAATGGTGGCAACGTCGTGAGCGAACTCGGCTAGCTGAACCTCCAACCTGGATACCGAGATATCCATGTCGATCCCATTGGCCATCGCTCGATAGACAGGCGTGATCCCCTGGGTCTTGCGCCCGTCCTGGACGGTCTGGGTGATATCGAGCATCGTCACTAGCTGGGAATCCTCATGTACGTGCCGGGGAGCATGTCGAGTGGATACCAGATGCCGGGGTTGACCTCAGCGATGCGCCACCACGATGTCGAGTCCTCCATGAACTTGAAGGCTTGGAACGGCATGTGCTCGTCCTGCTTGGCGTAATACTCGGCAGGCGGCTGCGGCGGCAGCGGAAGCGTGGTCACCAGGTAGGTGCAGTCCCGGTTGACGATGTGATACCGGAGCATCGGCGGTGTCGTGTCCTCGAACACTGGGTTCTCGAACTGGTCGTAGACGTGTGCTCGCACAAAGCCCTTCTCGGCCTGTTCGTAGCGGGAGCCTTGGGGAATCATGAAATCCTCGGATTCGCTGCGCCATGTTGGCCGGTGTTGGTGTCCTGCCATACCGAGGTACCAGCCAGGCCGGACGTGGAAGCGACGGGTGTCGGACGCAACAGGTACCAGGTGTTGCCACCACGGCCTCCCCACATGCGACTGCCGACCTCAGGAGCACCCCCGGAACCGGCTGCATCGAAGATCATGATGCGGTTGCCGTCGTAGTAGTCGAAGAACACGATGTGTCCCTCCCTGATCAAGATGTCGCCCTTCTGCAAGTCCGTCTGGAAGTTGAAGGTGTCAAGCCCAGCCAGCATCCCCCGCTCGGGATGGTCCCTCGCTCGCTGCAGTATCACACTGGTGCCAGGGTGGTCGTACCAGGCCATCGACTGGCCATTGCCAGTCTTGATGTAGGCCTCGGTGACCAGGCCGGAGCAGTCTGCAGAGTTGGGCAGGTTGTACCGCTTGGAGCCAGAGTCCTTGCCCTCGTAGTCGGTCCACGGCCCGTCACCAGGACCACCCTGGACGACGTTGTCCTTGGCCCACTGCAGCGCTGCCTCACGGGCCTGAGAGTTAGCTCCCCCGGCAGTGTTGAAGGCCCTGTTGATCGTGGCCTGCACCGAACCAACAGCCGAGCCAATGGCTTGATCTGTCATGCGCCGGAACCATGACGATGTCTGATCATCGTTGGCCTCAAAGGACATGCCTGTGAACTCCGAGATGGCCTCGCCCATCGGAATCTGCGCCTCGGCCTGCAGTTCCTCAGCCTTGTACTCGACCGAGTCACGCGGTGGCCCCATGTAGATCACACGCATCTGGAGTTGGATCGTCATCCGTGTCGGTGTCATCCGGTGCGTGAACTTCTCGAAGCTCACCGTGGCATTGAGAGGCCGACCTTGCACGCTCAACTGCGGCGAGAAGATCACGCAGATGTCCATCGGGTTGACCATCATCACGCCGTTGTCAGGCAGTGTGTTACCGGACTGGTTGGGGTCAGATGGCACGACGTTACGCACGACGAGATCGAAGAACTGGTAATCCACGAACACGCCGGGGTGCTTGCGTTGCATGGCCTCTTCCTGGCGATCGAAGAAGAGGCTGAACGAGAAGTCCATGAAGCTCGGGGGAGCGACCAGGTTGCCGGACTGGTACACGCTGTTGAACGGATCGAGAGCGGACTGGTTGAGATACGACACGTAGTCACGCGTGATCGTCTCGGGGTTGTACATGAAGTAGAGCCGAGCCTTGGACATTTCGTCGCCAGCCGTGGTGTTGGCTCGGCGGATGAAGCCACGCAGGATGCGCGCCCTGTGCCCTGTCTCGCTGTCGCGCAGTGCCGGGTGAAGGCGACCAGCAGCGCCGGACAGGAAGGGCGGATTGGAGAGGTTGCGGTTGCCATCGAGTTGCCCAGAGAGATACCACTCGTAGGCGAACTGTTGCTGGAACTCAACGTCGGTCATACCACTGGGCCTGTCCGACAGCCCGGTCGGTACGTCAGCCCGGTTGTACGACGGGCGCTGGCTCCAGCCGTAGGCATTGGGGATCAGCGACGTTGGCCGGTACAGGTTCCTCAGGCCGTACGAGTAAGGCGTGGCTGCAGGCATCAGTTGTTCCTCGCCATCCGGTTGGTCATCTCATCTTCCAGTCGGTCAGCGATCATTGTCACAGTGCGGCGCATGTCGATCGACGTAGCGCCACTGTTGCCACCGCCGCCGTTGATGTGGAAGACGTTGTTGAACTGCATCGCACCGGGCCGACTGGCCGGAACGGAAGCGGCGTAGCTCATGGAGTCCATGTCACCGATCCCTGGCGGCTGCTTGGTGAGGAACGCATTGGCGCTCGACTCACTGACGTTGGGCATCGGTGGCCCGCCCCAGGAGTGGTAGAAGCCGGTCACAGCATTGCGCCAGTCGGCCCACGTACCACCACCCTGGAGGTTGGCGCGCATGGCAGAGGTGTTGTCCTGTGTCAACAACTTCATGGTGTACGCCACGCCGGTATCCCAGTCGGGATAGTTCTCGACGCCGACACTGTTGAACTTGTGGGAGAAGTCACCACCAGTCGAGTTGAACGGGTTGAAGGTGCCGCCGCCGCCTTCAAACTTGGCGAGCGCTCCCAGCTTGGCCAGGTTGGACGGAGTGTTGGGGACACCCAAGCTGTTCAGCACCTGACCAAAGAAGTCCTTGTACGTGCTCCCCGTTCGACTGGTGTCAATGCCAGCCATCCCTCCGGTGTAGCCCGTTGTGTTACGAGCGATCGTGTCAGCCTCGCTGAGGCCTGGCCCACTGATACCGAGCACGCCACCCATCCAGTTGAGCAGTTCGGTACCACTCAGCCGCCCTGCGCCAGGGTCCTTGGTCGGTTGCGGAAGCCCTCCGATCTTGGTGCCCTGAGACGCCGCCACCAACCTGTCGAACAGCCCGAAGTCCTGCTTTGGTGCAGTCCCCGATCCGGCCATCGAAGTGAGCTTGCCGAACAGCTTGCCCATCATTGCTGCGATGAACGTTGAGATAGCGGCGGGGTCGTCGGTAAGCGATGACGTGAGCGCGCTGAATATGTCGAAGGGGCTGCTGTAGTCGGAGCCTGACGACTCAAGATCGCTGAACACATCACCGACGCCGACGTGCCACGGCTCGCCCTGACTGGCTCCGTTGGTGAGTCCGAACTTGCGAGCGTTCTTCATGATCCAGGGATACTGGCTGGGAGGCCCCAGGTCAGCAGCATCACCACGGGTGTGTGCAGAAGGTCCTCCCGATACCTGGGTATACCCCCGAGCCTTGAGCCGCTTCTGCATGGCGTTGTCTCGAAGCCCGGATGTGACTCGAATCCGGCTGTTGGCGCGCAGCATCGGCCCGAGCTTGGAGCGCATGTTGGGGCTGAGTCCTGCGAGGCCGGTACCGCCCACATCGGAGTACCCACCGCTGCTGTCACCGATGTCGCCCACGTCGCCCATGCCCTTGGCGAGTCCTTCCACGCCGGACATCAGCATGTCCTCGATCGTGTCCGGCAGATACTGAATCCACGACATCGCCTTGGAGCCACTGAGCGACGGGATCAGGCTCGTCTGGGCCGTGCCGAACATCTGGTTGAACCAGCGGTTGGCCGACTCCTTGTTGAGATACGCACCGGTCATCTGCGAACCGAGGTTGAACTCGGTGCGGGTCAACTCCGACGAGGAACGTAGGCGCTGCCAGGCGACGTTGGTGTCGTCCGGTGTGATGTTGAACGGGACGCCGGTACGAGAAGACTCGCCACCCTTGTTGGCCTTCTCCAGTGCGTAGGTCCACCAATAGTTCTTCATGTTGGCGGGCACACCATTGGCCTGGAACCAGGCGTCGATGTTGCTGCCGGGGAAGTACTGCGCCATCAACTCGCCGTAGTTGAACGGCACGCCCTTCTTGGAGCCACCGCGCAGGTTCTCCAACCACTTCATGATGTCGTCGGCCCATTCGGAGAGCGACTTCTGTCGGCCTCCGGCCTTGATCATCGAGTAGGCACCACCAGTGAGATACGCACCCTGTTGCTGCGCTCCAGTGTTGGCGGCGAAGCCACCGATGTCCTGTGTGAGTTGACCCACTGACGCGCCAGGGTTGAGCATCTGCGCCTGGCGGATACCGGCGAGCATGCCCTGTGCTCGCACACCTTGACCCTGCAGACCCTGGTTCCCGAAGCTGAATGATGCACCGAGGCTGGGCGCGTTGGAGAACAGCCCGAGCAGGTCTTGCGGCGTGCCCATGATGCCGCCAGGGAACTGACCAACCTGACCCATCACATTCGCCACGTTCGTGCCCTGTTGGCGAGCGACCATGCCCAGGTCTGAGCCGGACTGGATCGCCAGGTTGCGGTTGGTGGCGATGCGGTCGCGCAGGAAGCGCAGGGTGCCCATGCCTGCGCCGACGAGCGGATTGGAGAACCCAGTGAGATACGTGGAGGCGGAAGCGATGCCTCCCGTCAAGCGCTGACTGACGGACTGCGCCTGACCTGACGCACTGGAGAACCAACTGCCGCTGCCGCTGAACGACCCGGTCCCTGGACCACCCTGAGTGCCGCTCGGGGAAGGCCCGGTCGTACCGGAGACGCCAGCGACAGCACCACTGGCAGCCTCAGCGTTCTTCTTGATCTCCTTGAGCATGTTGTTGAGCGCATTGCCCGACGACGTGCCGAAGCCCCGCAGCACGCTCTGGAGGTCCTTGAGATTGGTGTTCAAGGTCTTGATGGTGTTGGAGGCACCCTCCAACTCCGTCAGCCGCAGATCGACACCTGCGCCGAGATGAGGAACGCTGAGGCCCTTCGTGCCTGCTGCGTCCGGTTCAGGTGGCATAGCGGTCCTTCTTCCAGCGGATCATCTTCACCCAGTACTCACGTTGTCTGACGGTCATCGCCCGTATCTCACTCAAGTTCCACCCTGGATATCCGAACGCAATCACGTCGTACGTGATGTACAGCGCCTGATCGTTAGGGGCGAAAGATGTCGCCCCAGCCCAGGGCGATGGTCTGCTCACCCCCACACGCCACGCACAGTGTCTTGAGTTCCAGGTCGATCGACGGCTGCAGATCGACCAACAGCTTCAAGAGCACCTGACGGTCCTTGATGCTCAGGCCCCGAGCGAACTTGAGCGGGTCCACGATGATCTCGCCGTTGCGCTTGGTAACACAACGAGAGATCATGACAGTGTTCTGCTCAGCCTGCGTCGTGCCCTTCTTGGTGATGGCCTCTTCCTGATCAACACCGATCGCTGCCCGGTAGTCGAGCACATCACCCTTGGTGGTGGTGTACTGATGCAACATCACATCAACGCCCTCGACCTCTTTGGGCTTGAAGTCCTGATCGAGCAGCAGGGTTACCTCCTGCTCGGTCTGGCACCGCGTGCAGTTGAAGCCAAGCTCCTTGTTGTTGCCAAACGTCACCTGGGCGACCTTGACGAACAGTTGCTCTCGCTCACCGAGCAGGAGTTCACCGAGATGGTGCTTGCGCTCGGCCAGCGGCATGGCAGCGAGCGGCATCTCCCCGATGCTCTCGACACCGAGCGCGATCACGGTCGAGAAGAAGGCGAGTTGATCAGGAACCTTGGCGAGCGCTTCCTCGTCCACCCCTGTCAACTCACGCACCATCACATCGCGCTGCCATGCCCCCTTGTGGTGCAAACCGCGAGGCAAGGCCAGCATCACGTCCGGTGCGTCAGCGATGATCGGCACCGGACCAGCGATGGCCTCTTTGGCAGAGCGAAGTTGATCTTGCATGCTCCGAGTTGGTTGTTCAGACATTACGTCAGTCACGTTGTGATACTCCTTGGTTGGGTTATGAGGCGACCGCAGCCGTCCCTCGACCGATACGAGCCTTGCTATCAGTCAGGTTCATGGCGTCGGTGTTCCCGAAGAAGACATCGAAGCCTTCGTGGTGGACCGTCATCTGGTGGATGAGGACGGCGTTGTCCATGGCGCTCAGGTTGTTGAAGCCAACGCTGGCGACCCAGCAGTTGTAGAACCCGAACGCCATCACGGCTCCGATGGTGTCAACGGTGCCGGACTGCCCTCCGTCCGTGACGGGATGGTCGAGCACCCGTACCGCCATATCGAAGCGATACTCCTCGCCCATCGAGATCGTGCCCTCGCCCCACTGGACCGAGAACATCTGCTTGGCGAGCCACCACATCCCCGGCTTGACGTAGAACACGCCCGCCGACATCGTCAGCGGAGCGAAATCGGTTTGGCCGGGGAGCTTGTGCGGATTCGTATTCCATCCGCCCTCGCGGTAGGCCACCATCTCGGTGTTCATGGCCATGCCCTCGATGGACATGAAGCCCATCTTGCCGATCTCGCTCTGGAGTTCGGTGTCGCCATGGAACAGTTGGACTTGGAACTTGAAGTTGCGGACCGGGTCGGCGCGAAGTCGAGTCCGTTCCACAATGTTGGTCAGGTCTGGCATTGTGATACCTCCGTATCAGTTCTGGGGCTGGACTTCGGCGGTGAACGTGCCCTGATCGAACTGGGTCACGCGGATGATGATGAACTCGGCGGGGTACTCAAGCGCCACGCCCAACTCCATCCGCACTTCACCGGACTGGATCACAGCCGGGGTGTTGATGGTGTCGTCGCAGCGGATGAAGTAGGCCTGTCCGGCACTGGCACCGCGCAGGCCACCGGCCTCCCACAGTGGACGGAGCAAGCGCTCGGCGCTCATCCGCAGTGCAGACCACAACCGCTGGTCATTGTTCTCGAACACAGCGAACTGTGTCGAGCGGCGCATCGCCTCCTTGATGTAGATCAGCGTGCGGCGAGCGCTGATGTAACGGTCGGTGCCGTAGGTCTTGCGGGTACGGCCACCCATCACGCAGATGCCAGCACCGACCACCGAGCGGACGATGTTGATGTTCTGAGCGTTCAGGTCGCCAAGCTCGGTGTCGGTGAACTTGGTCTGGACACCGACTGCATTGCTGAGTCCGGCAATGACACCGGCTGGCGCACGGAACACGCCGACCGTGGCGTCGATGCGAGCCATCATGCCGATCACCGCACCACCGGGCGGAATGGCGAGCGTGGTTCCGATCCGAGCCGGGTGCGGGATGACCACCCATGGCCCGTAGGACGCTGAGTAGCTGTCGCCTGTGTTCTGGCCCAGGTAGGACTGGATCGTCGTCTTGTAGGACGACGACGACACACCGGGGATGCGTGGTGGAGCGCAGTCGTTGACGACGAAGATGTCCTGGCGGTCCGGGAACATCGTGGACGACACCGTGGCACCGACCCACGCTGTGGCTGCCTCGATCGAGTCCTGCTTTGCAGAGTCGTTGAGATACCCACAGATGTTGAGGGTGATCGGGCCTTCCAGCTTGGTGACGTTGTTGGCCGAGGACACCATCGTCGCCGCATCGGGAGTACCGGGATCGACGCCGCCCTGGAGCGGCGTGGCATCTGTCGTAGCAGCCGGTTGCGGGCGCAGGTCGTTCATGTTGACCACACGCACGTACTGCGAGCCGGTGGACGGGTCGTTGAGCACAGCGTCCACTCGCCGGGTCCCCGCCAACGTGCCTCGCACCGAGAGCGAGGGCCACGTCTCGACCACCTCGTCCTTGCCCTCAGAGTTGGTGACCAGAATCTGCAGAGCAAACACGTTCTGCGGGTCGGTGGTGCCGACCGTCGATTGCGTGATCAGGTTGTACTTGATCGTATTGCCCCAGGTGCCGACCGAGCGAGCGACAAGCGTGAAGCTCTGCAACTCGGGGCCGGTTCCGGTCGGGCTGTTGATGTCGAGCCACGCCGCCGTGCCCTTGTCGAGCGCACTCACCGAACGTACGACCCAGGCGAAGCGCCCGCCGTTCTGGAAGAACGAGTAGATCGCGAACGGCAGATATGACAGCACCGGGGTGGCAGCCGGGATGGGGTCGGGAGTACCAGCGTGAGGCCCGAGAATCCACGACCCAGGGTTGGCCTTGGGTGTCGCTCCACCGACCTGGCCTGGCTGCCACGTCGTGCCGTTCCAGTAGAAGGCGTAGTCAGCACCGACCGCATCGTTGCTCTCGATGAAGAAGCATTGCCCTGTCGTCCACGCCGAGCCGGGAGTGGTGGCTGCGAAGCCTTCTCCGGTGCCTGGCGTGGTCGTCGTCACCGTGATCACCGGGTTGGTGCCGGTGAGGCTGGCCGTCGAGACGGTGGACTGTGCGATATCGCCGTATCCGGTGAAGGTCAGCGTGACAGCGGTGGTGTTGATCGGACCACCACCACAGGTGATCGTGTTGCCAGCGATGGCGGCGTCGATTGCAGCCTTGATCACCACCGCTGTGGCGTTGTAGGCGATCGGAGCCGTCGTCACACCAAGCACCGTCAGCGTGAACGTGCCACCCGAGATCGTGCCGGTCGGCGTCAGCGTTTGGACCTCGGTGGTACCTGCAGCGAGCTTGGCAGCGTTGGTCGCGTCCGACGCCGTGATTTGGGGATCGGCGGCGTAGCGGGCACCAGTGACTACGGCCTTGCGGTTGGTGGCGAACGCTGGCTGCGTGTAGTTGGCGAGCAGCGTGTCCTGCGTGATGACATAGTCGCCGTTGCCGAAGTCGGGGCCGATGTACAGCCCGTCGCCGTAGGTGGTGCTGGCCTTGAGTGCTGCCAGCGTGGCTGGCGCTGCGCCGACGAAGGCGAGCGACGTGACGTTGTTGGGATCGACAGGTGTCGGTGTGGCGATCGGGTTGAAGCCTCCGAACGTCATCACGAAGTTGCTCCACGACTCCACCAGCGTGGGTTCGTTGATCGGACCCTTCGCGGTGACACCGACGAAGCAGGCGACCGTGACGGTGCCTGCGACATCAGCAGGATTGACGAGGAGACTCTCTTCGAGATAGACGCCTGGGCGGCGATAGGTGATGACCATGGGTCGCTCCTTGCGAGTGATGAACGTGTGTTCCGAAGGAGTGCGACAAGTTAGTTATCCAGGCCAGGCGGCAGTATCACGGTGCGGGTGTAGCAACCTCGACGCCCTCATGGGCGATCGTGGCGTATAGCTCATCCATCGTCTCCCGGTCCTTGATGGACAGGAAGACTCGGAAGACTCGGTAGAACTCGGATTCGGTGAGCCGGGTCTGTGGGACTTCGGCCAACATCGAGACGGTGTACACCTTGCGGAAGATGCGCTTGGTGCCTGACTCATTCGTCTCGGACGTGTCAGTGGCGGCGTAGCCGATCTGCTCCGTGCGCCGCCAGGTCTGGTCGGCATCGACGCCGATCCAGAACGGACGTTGCGGGAATACATCGGTGGCGAAGATCGACCGCAGGTAACGGTCGTGCAGGTTGAAGCGGCTGTAGACGTTGACCTGATACACCAGCCGGAAGGGCAGGAAGTTCAGGATCGAGTAGCCCATCACACCCCAGCCACCTGACGGCGGCGGCAGTGTCGGGGAGAACGACGGGCGGTACATGTTGCTGCCGTCCCTGTCCACCAGTGGCTCCTGGTGATTGGAGTGGAACAGTTCGTAGGCAGGCTCGGCAGTGATCGAGTCGATCGTGATGAAGGGGTACTTGATCTGGCGCTCGCCCTCGGGCCAACGGAACCAGACACCGACCTTCACCTTCGGGTCGGTCGGCTTCATGCCGGGAACTTCGATGCCGGTGAGGTAGCTCTTGAGGGCCTCGTCCTCAGCGAGCATGAAGCCGACGTGCTCATAGATGTCCGGTTCAGCGATCAGCGGGCGGATCGTCATTTCACTTTGCTCGCTCCATACCGGGCTATCGCAGAGGTTCGTGAGTACTCATTGGTCAGGCCGACCTGCTCGGTGAGCGTGCGGAACAACGAGTTGGGAGCGTTCTCCTGATCGCCGTATTCGATCAGCCACGCCTCCGAGACGTAAGCCTTGTTGCGGATGCCGACGTACAGCATCCCGTCCTGGGACCAGACCTCGATCTCATCCGCCATCGCCTCCCAGCCGGGTGTCTCACGCGCCTTCTGCTGGACCTGCTGGTGGAAGTACTGCACGGTGTCATTGGCTCGCTCGATCGACTCCTGTTGCAGGCGGTCCACGTACCGCGTGAACGAGTCCAGCCAATGCTGGCTGATGCCGACCTGGGCCATCGACCTCTCCGTGCTGTGCAGTTGGGTCACGACCCGCTTGGCCGCAACGAGCGCACCTTACACCAGCAGCTACACCGGGTCGTGGAACATGGTGAGCAACGCTTCCAGAACCATGATCTGCTCGCCTGTGATCGTCACCGCTTGCTCGACTTCGACCATCGTGGTGTCGTCAGGGTCCTGTACAAGGTCCCTCTCCTGAGACACTGGTTGCATCGAACGCCGCCACGTCCCCGGCGACAACTGCATCACTAGTTGCGTCATCGCCTCTCGTTCAGCGTCCAGCATCGCAAGTCGGAAGCTGAGGTTGGCTACGTCAATGCTGAGACGGCGCGCTGCGCCGACGACAATGTTGGTGTCCATCACCAGAAACTATTGTCCTGGTAGGCCGTGTCAACGAAATAAGTGCTGACGTTCCAGTACCGAGTGCCCCATATCTGGAACTCGCCGTAGACGCGGTAACTGCCGGTCGAACCTGCTGAGTAGCCGGTGCCGTCGATCGCGTAGCCCCAGGTCGTGTTCTCGCCCCAGTGGTTCATAGCTCGCCAGAGGTTCCAGGGATTGGGAATGTCGAGCCGATTGTGCCAGTCGGCCCACTGCGGGACGCCGCGGTACATGTCGAACAACCGCCGACCACCAGGAGGTGCGGCTCCACCGGGATCGGGGGAGAGCTTGGCCCACCCTGCCTCGTTGTTGCGAAGGGCGGTGTACCACGACGAGACGAGCACGTCGCTCGGCACGAAGATACCCACGGCATAGTTCTGCAGGTACAGGTTGACGGCGACCAGAGCACTGTTCCAGCCCTCGCTGTGCTGCACGTCGGCGTAGTGACCAACCTCGGGGTGGCCAATCTGGACATTGACCGGACCGATGAAGCCACTCACCAGACCGGCTGCGCTCTCGGAGCGCACATAGAACCGGCAGCGCTCGTCTTTGCTGACACCGAAGTTGTAGCTCGTCGCTCCTGTCGTGACCTCAGTGACCCAGTTGCCGTTGGCGTCGGTCTTGACGACACGGTATTGAGATACCGGAGCGCCACCAGCAGCAGGTGCCGCCCACTGTACGGTGACCTGGCTGAACGACCAGTTGTACGGCGCTGCGCCGGGGGAGACGGCGAGGCTCTGCGGAGCGTTTGGGTAACCCCGGTATCCAGAGTCACGCCACACACCACCGCTGGCGATATAACAGTAGTTGGCCGTCTGCCAGGCCCCACCCGAACGAATCTTGAGGTTGCCGTTGGCTACGTCAACCCACGCTCCAGTGCCGCGCTTGATCTTGAGGGCCACGATGTCTCAACTGATCCAGATCGTGCCGTCAGGAACGTTGCCGACACCAGGATCGCCACCGTAGATGTTGGGGGCGATGTACCCTCGGAAGTTGCCAGCGGCGTCGTAGTAGTTGATCGCTTTGCCACCACGGATGAGCAGCGTCGAGTTCATGTAGCAGTTGCCGCCGTTGACGATGATGTCAGCCGCCGTGGTCTGCACGTAGGAGCCGGTGCGGCTGGAATGGCGCATGAGAGCGCTGTTGCCGTCACCGTAGAAGGAACCGCTTTGCGAATCGAGTCCGGTTGACGCTGTGACCTTGTTAGAGGCGATTGCTACTCCGCCGACCGACGCCGAACCAGCCGTAAGTGCATTGGTCACAGTCACCGCCGAGAACGTTGCTGCCACGGCAGACGCTGTCAACGCTCCGGCGCTGACCGTCAGCCCTGGCACCGATAGCGGGGTATCGGAAACGAGATCGGTGGCGGTCGTGGTGAGCTTGGCGGTCTTGGCACCGGTCTTGATCGAGACTCCGGTGGCATCTGCTGTGAGCACGCCGCCTGCGATGTTGATGTTGGTGACTGTGAGCGCCGGAGTGCCTGTCGCTGTCACATTGACGGGGTTGTCGAACACCGTCTGCGTGGGCTGGAAGATGATGCCCTTGCCACCGGCCAGCTTGTGTGAGATCGCAACAGCCGCCGTGGTGTCCACCGTCGAAGTGAGGTTGGCCCACATCAGAATCGGCGTCCAGGCGTTGAACTGCTTGGAGTACATCTCCAGCCGGTCGATGCCTGCGCCGAGCGCATCCTCGCGGTAAGTCACATGCCCGAACGTCGGTGACGGGTAGTCGGTGGAACGAGCCGCAGCCGATGTGTAACGCAAGATCGCACGCTCCTGCATCCACTTCGCATCTTCCTCCCGCCAGTAGTCCTCGTAGTTGGTCCAGAAGCCTTTGCCAAAGTTGCCGGGAAGGGCAATGTCGGTCATGTCGTCACTCTCCCTGGGAGGAAGTCGAAGAAGGAGTCGTCCACGAACGTCTCGATGGCTGTGATACCAATGATCACGTCCTCACCCTGGACCCGACCCCTGATCTGATAGGCGCTGATCTCGAAGTAGCGGGAGTCGTACCAGACGATGTCGTGGTTGCGATCCCTGCGCCAGATTTCCGAGGGCGACGTGTCCTGGTCCCGATTGCCCGATACCTCGGTCACCGAGAACCCTGCTTCAAACATCTCACGGGCCGAGACGGCGCAGCGCAGGCGCTGGGTGGGACGCCTGCCCTCGCTGGTGTACTCCTCGGTGGCCTCGGTCTGATCAACCCACAAGATCGGCACCCGCACGCCAGTGTGATACCGCCGATAGCCCTCGTCGTAGACCTTGTCGTAGACCGAGTTGTCAGCATCGAAGCGGTAGTAGACCAGGGCCTCACCGATGTCCTTCTGGTAGCGCCCAAAGTGCTTCCATATCTGGCGAGCCTCGCGACGTGGGTCCATCAGGCGTGATCCCCGAACATCGTCGGCAGGTAGGCAGACGGGTAGTAGCCCAGGTGTGCTCCTGAGGATTGATGCGACGTGTACTCCTTGACCTTGTACCACGTCGGGTCTTCGGTCTGAGGACCGTCAGGAATCGCCGGGAAGATTCGATCCGGCCAGCGTGGGTCATCGAACTCACGGTCTTGGTAAACCGGCACGTAACGCCCCGTCATCAGTGACACACGACGCAAGCGGAACTGCTCCAGCGCACCGAGGCCGATGTTGAGCGAGGCCATCTTCTCTTCGTATTGGCCCTCCCAGAACTGCATCTGTTGGATCACCTGCGAGTAGCGCTGGTGAGCCGGGATGTACATGCCCTCTGGTGTCGATACGTCGATATCGAGAGCAAGCTCGATCGACAGCGACCACAGCGAGCGCACCACGGTGCCGATCATCAGCACTTCGGCCTCGACCGGCGTCATCTTGGCGATCGTCATATCCCGGTTGTAGAACTGCTCGGCTGCCGCTTGGCCCATCGCCAACCCGAGATCAGTCTCGGAGAACCACACGAAGTGATACCCAGCCACCGTGATGGTCGAACCTATGTACGACGCATCGGTGAGCTTGAGCAGACCGTTGTGCTCATCGAGCACCCACTGGGTGGTGAGCGCCACTGTGGGGTCCGTGGCCGGAGCGACCGGGTCCGTGGTGACGTAGACCTGCAGCGTGGTCGGAGAGATCAGCGGATGCGGAAGGCGAATCGTGAGGACGTTGAGTGGTCCCTCGGTGACCTCGAAGTACTTGGGGTGGTCACGCAGCATGCCCCTCGCTCCGGCTGCCACCTCACCAACTGATGCCATGTCCCCTCCATACCTGGGTTAGGGCTTCAACCAGAAGCCCACGATCGGCGGCTGCTCCATCATGTCTGGAGGTACGGGAACGTTCTCCTGCGAAGGCCGGATGATCAATGATCCGGCTCGCTGCACGGTTATCTCAGTGCCGTTCTGATCTTGGTCGATGAACGCCAGCAGGCGGTTGTCACCACGCCCGTCATCTTGTGTGACGAGCACCTGATACACAGGCTCGGCAGCGACCTGTTGGAAGACGGCAGGCTGGCCCATGAAGTACCCAAACTCGTTGATCCACCGACCCAGGATCGGAGCCGAGGACACGACGGAGCCGCCCGCCTGGGATACCCGCTCATGAGTGCCGACGTAGGTGGCACCCTGCATCAACAGGGCCTTGATCTGGTCTTGATCCCAGAACAGCAGACGCTGGGATACCAGCGCAGGCACTTGGTCGTAGTTCTGGTTGCTCACGGCCCGATCCTAACCCTCACACCAGTTCCCAAACGATGACGCCATCGAGGAAGATGCGATCGACGGCCTCGTCACCGAGATACACCATGTCGGCCTCGTTGAGCGTCGTCCCGCGTGGCGCTGCAATACCGAATGCCGTCGCTTCCCAACGACCGAAGTTGCTGTAGCCCGTCGCCGTGTGACTGGTCACGGCGGTGGCGGTGAAGGTCGCATCCCATGTCGTGCTGATCGTGGCCCACGTCTCGCGCTTCGCCGTCGCCGTCGCGGTCCAGGACCACGTCGTGCTGATCGAGGCCGAGTGGCTGACCAGAGCACTGGCAGTCGCTACCAAAGGCCCCCAGGTCGTGCTGATCGAGGCGACGTGACTGGCATCAGCAGTAGCCGTTGCGGTCCATAGTCCGAACGTCGTTGTGATAGTGGCTGGGTGGTCGAGGCCAGCAGCAGCAGCCGTTGCACTCCAGGTGCCCCAGTTGCTGGTGATCTGGGCTGGGAAGTTTCTGACGACTGAGGCAAAGCCGGTCGCTGTCCAAGTGCCCCAGTTCGTGGCGACGGTGGCGAAGATTTCCTCAGCCACGATGGTGCCGGTGGCATTCGCAGCCCAGGTCCCCCAGTTGGTGCTGACACTGGCTGTGTGCCCGATGACGGCGGTCGCCGTCGCTGTCCAGCCCCAGACATCAGTGATCGTGCCGTTGCGCTGAATCGGTTGGGCAGTAGCCGCACCCGTCCAGGTACCCCAACTTTGAACGCTCGACGCCGGATGCTCGACCCCTGCCGTGGCCGTTGCACTCCAGGCCCAGACCGAGTTGACCGTCCCATAGTGGAGTATCGGTTGCGCCGTGGCGGTGGCTGTCCAGGCTGGCCAGACCGTGGTGATGAAGGCCACGGCCTGACCGAGTTGGGAGCCGAGCGCGCTGGCACTCCAGGTGCCCCAGTTGGTGTTGATCGAGGCAGTGTGTGAGATCGGATCGGCTGTTGCTGTTGCCGTCCACGACCCCCATGGCGTTGAGATAGTGGACGTATGGACGACCGTGGCTGTTGCTGTCGCAACCCAAGCGCCCCCTGCTGGGAGTCCTGCGGGGTCCAAGTACTTGGTCCGCATGTAGCCCTCGGCCTGCTGACGCACCGAGTCGGACAACTTGTTGTCGTAGAGCAACACCCCGGCAACGTCGCAATCGCACGTCTCGGAGGAGGTCGTAGGGTCGTAACCACTGATCGCCAGCGTGCCGCCCCAACCCTGAGCAGTTGGAATCTGCCCCATCTCGACACCGTTGGCGAAGAAGCGATCCAAACCAGGCACGCCATCCGCCGAGTACATATGCCAGTTGCTGGTGACAGCCGTCTGCGTGTTGGGACCGGCGAAGCCAGAGTCGTAGGCAACGTCCTCAAAGCCGTTCCAGTACCCGAACAAGATGTTGTTCGGGGAGTAGATGCCGTTGACGACGCGACCGATCCAGTTGACAGCACCAGGCGTCATACGCCCGACGTAGACCAACGTGAAGTTGTTGGTGACACCGGTCGAGTACATGCGGACCCGGCCCTCGCCCGTCTTGAAGCGCACCACCGGCAGCCCACTCGGTGTTTGAGCGCTCACCACCATCGGGTTGGGTGAGGCGTATATCGGAGCGTCAGCAGCACTGCCGGGGTTGGGCCATGCAGCAAGCTCTCCAGCAAGTAGAGCATCTGTCTCCAGCCAGAGCGCCAAGCCCGGTATGTCATTGGGTGAGAACGAAGACCCACTGGTGTTCCACACCGTGCTGATCGAGGCCGAGCGCCCAACGGTGGCTGTAGCGACCCAAGTCGATACCCAGGTATCAGTAGTGGTGGCGAATGTCCCTCGCACCGCTGTCGCTGTAGCAGTCCAGGTGCCCCACAGCGTGGAGATACTGGCAGCCCTGGTGTCTATGGCAGTGGCCGTCGCTGTCCACGAACCCCAGTTCGTATTGATCTTGGCGTCGATCGCTGCTGTGGCGGTCGCCACCCACAGAGGCCATGTTGTCGTGATACCGGCATATACCTCATGCAGGGCATTCGCGGTCGCCGTCCACGTACCCCAGGCGCTGGCGACTGAAGCCGTGTGCTCGACTGAAGCTGTCGCTGTGGCATTCCAGCCCCACACTGTGACAATGGTGGCCGGGTGATTGACCCCGGCCACCGCTGTCGCCGCCCATCCGCCCCAGGACGAAGCGATGGTTGCAGGGTGCTCTGGTGGCTGCGCTGTCGCAGTCGCAGTCCAGGTACCCCACAGTGTGGAGATCGTTGCGATGTGGGTGACGACTGCAGTCGCCGTGGCAGTCCAAGTCCCCCATGCTTGAGTACCCGTCGCCGGGTGCTCGTCAATACCACCGCCTGTTGCCAGCCAGGTACCCCAGTTGGTGGAGATCGTTGCGTTGCGCTCCATGAAGGCGATGACACCTGTTGCCGTCCATGTGCCCCAGTTCGTTGAGATAGCGGCTGCCCGAGTCACGATCGCCGTGGCCGACGTGATCAGCGGCCCCCATACCGTGGTAACAGTGGCTGGGATATCGGAGTATGAAGGCTGCGTCCTGGCTGCCGAGGCCGTTGACCAGTCCGACGTTCTGCGAGCGCTCGCCGTCGCCGTCCATGTGCCCCACACAGTGGTGATGACGGCAGGGATGAACGGTGGAGCCGACGTGGCAGACGCTTGAGCGTTCCAGGTGCCCCAAGACTGTGTCGATGTGGCGTTGACGGTCGGGATCGCAGTGGCTGTGCCGGTCCAGGTGCCCCACGTCATCGAGGACGTGGCCGCTGTCTCTCGAACAGCGGTTGCCGTTCCTGTCCACGTCCCCCACGTCTGCGATGACGTAGCGGTGTGAGATACCACTGCCGTCGCTGTGCCGGTCCACGTCCCCCATGCCTGGACAGCAGTCGCAATATGCGTGGGAACAGCTACCGCTGCTGCGTTCCACGTCCCCCAGTTGACTGAGGTAGTGGCAGCAGTCTCACGAACGGCAGTCGCTGCTGCGTTCCATGTACCCCAGTTGGTTGAGATAGTGGCAGGCCAGTTAGGGGCCGGTGTGAATACCGTGGCGGTTGACGTTGCCAACCAAGACGGGACCAGGAACACCACATCGACGTAGTAGCTGTATCCACCGGCATTGGCTGGGTACGTGTCAGCGCCAGCCGCAGTGACATTGCCGAAGCCGGTGAGATGTGGGGCTACGTAGGTGATCGCTGCACCATCAGCGATGCAATAATCCGCGGGAACAACTGTTTGCGATGCCCTGTACTCCGCACCGGCCACCACATCAATCGGTGTCGGCAAGGCGACTTCACGCCATCCAGCCGCACCCCCCGAAGGGTCTACGACAGACCCCAACTGGACCTGGTCTGACGACCTCCAGAGAGACAACGTATGTGCCGACGTTGTCTTATAGCAGTAGTACCGGATATGCGTGATCTTCCCTGAGGCGATCGGTGTAAAGCGCAGGCCGTAGGTGTTCACACCTGTGACCCATTGGCTCGGTGGCACTAGGTTGGACATGGCCCGCTCTGTAACAATGCTCCAGTTCGAAGCGACAGTGGCGAGTCCGTCCCAGGTTGTTACCGACGCAGTTGCCGATGGTGCAGCCGTTCTCCGACCGTCAGCCCTCGCTGTCCAGCGACCCCACGACGTTGAGATACTGACGTACTGTTCAGGGGGCGAGCCGTCGTACGTAACAGACTGCGGAAGCTGAATCCAAGCGTCACCGCTGGCAAGAGCAGTGGTGCCGTTGTAGAAGAGACTGACGGAGTTCCCAGCAGCCATGGCGGTTTCTGAGCAGTCATCGACATAAGCACGAAATCGCAGCCGTTGTCCTGTCGCCACGGCTGTTGCGTTACCAGCCATCCAAGCCCTCATCGGAGACTCGACAGTCAGCAGTTCACCATTGTTGCTCGTTCCACTAATCCATCGACCACCGGGAACAGTGCTGTCGATGATGCAACCGGCACACCACACGACAGCGTTTGCGCCGTTCCTGTCGCAGACCGCCAACTCGGCCTTGAGCGAAGCATTGGCGGCAGCACTGCTCTCAAGCGCAGGCAGGTTGAAACGAACCAGTCCATCGAGTGTGAAGGCATTGAGTGGCTTGGAGTACCACTCAACAAAGTCGCCACCAATCTTCTGCCATTGGGCAGGTGCCGCCCATCCGGTCTGTGTGGCCCGCGAGGCTGTAATCACGCCAGTGCCGCGTGCAGACCACATCTCCTTCATCTGGAAGCCCGTTACAGGCGGAACGCCGTGGGAGGGGTCGGTATCAGTGAGATACAGGATCGAACCAGTGGGTTCGACCGTCTGGAATGTCAGGTTCTCGGTGAACTCGATCCAGGTATCACCATTGGTAGCGTCAGTCCCGGTCCCGTACTGGATGTTGCATGCCTGACCGGCAACCATGGTTGAGGCAACAACGTCATCGAGGAAGATGACGGCCCGAATGCGATCGCCCTTCTTCCACGCCGTACTGGTCGAACCGAACTGCGTGTTCAACACGGCATTCGTGCTGGCGTTCACAGTCAACTCTGTGGAGTTGGTTGACGTGGCGATCCGTATGCCGGTCAGGGTCCCATCTGGAGTCTGACGCTCGATGAGAACGTTCCACGTAGCATTGACATCGACGGGCTGGCGTCCCCACACGTTGAATGTGATCAGGCCAGAGATTGTGACATCGGCGGCGAGCGGCATCGAAACGAACTCGTTGACAACGGCGCTAGCGGTACCTAGCTCCAGCCCATTGGTCGGGCCTGCCACCGAAGTCACCGTTGTTCCATTACCACTGCTTTGACGAACAGTCCCCAACCCGTACTCCACCATGCCCCTCATGGTGCCGACGAGGTTCGGCACCTGGTATCCACGGTGAATGCCAGGCTGGGCGATGATCCCAGCAGCGACCGGCTGCTGATTGTCGGTGAAGTACAGCCGAGTCGCCATCAGCCCACCGCTATCACTCGGTAGTTGTAGGCGGTATTGAGCGTGAGTCCGCTGTCGTTGTAGGGAGAAGCAGGCCAGTTGCTGGCTATCACAACACCATTGCGTTCGATGTCATATGCCCGCGCACCAGTTACCGCAGTCCATGTCACAGTGACGGTCTTCTGGCCGGTCACTGTCGCCACGACACCTGTGACAGGAGAACTCCAGGTACCTAACCTCAACATCGGGAGGAACGCTCCGTAGTTGATGTTGTCGTACTCCTGGTCACGCCTGATCCGAAACTCGGCGTAGTTACCTTCGATGTTGAACGGGGACTGGTTGGTGACCTTGAGACACCAGCAGTACTCGTTGTACAGCCCCTGGGAGAGGTTTCCCGTACAGATCCCTGTGTTACTGGCTGCCCGACCAGTTCCCATGTACGACGCTGCGTCGATATCCCCACATCTCGCCGGGACGTTACCCATGTAGAAGTTGTTGGCGTAGTTGGGACTGAGGGCCATTGTGATACCCCAAGACACCGAGAGGTCATACCAGGGACTGGGAGAGAGTGGAGGGCCACCGGTCCATATCCGAAACTCCAAGGTGTACTGACTGGCATCTTGGAAGCCCACACCGTCATGCCTCCACTGCCATCGCATCTGCCACTGAGAGACACCGACAGGAACCGTGATCCGACCATCGGTGTCCCCAGTGAAAGTCGATGTGTCAGGGGTGGCATCATCCTTGCACCACTGGATCGCTGTGATAGCGATAAGGTTCTTGTCTACCTTTGCTGTCGCAGTGGCGTTCCAGGTCCCCCAGTTGTCAGAGATCGAGGCAGTGACGCCAGAGCGGAAGAACGTGACGGACGGGGTCTGTGTGAAGGTCATGAAGTCCGGTGAGCCATCCCGAACCATTCGGAAGTCGATCACGTCCCCGAGATTGGGATTGATTTCGGCCCACACAATCTTCACGCACCAGACGAGTTCGGTCCAGTTGAGTGCAGGAAGGTTGAACGCCGTCTGGTACGCCGATATGCCTTCGATGGCGTAACCGCTCACCAATGATCCACCGGGGCTGGTCAGCCTGCTGGAGATGACATCACCGTTGGCGAAGAACGCACTCAGGTCTGGCTCGGTACCCCATGTAATAGTGGAGACAGGTTCCCACGGGCCTCCGTTGTACCGACGTTGCAAGGTGAACAGGGGAGCCGACACCTGGACGCTGGCGTCCTGGTTCTTGATCTGGATGCGAAGCTGATACCGCTTGTCGCCCTGGGTGACTATGTCAACGGGGTATTGCGTGTTCACTGTCCCGAGTGCCGTCGAGGCAGCAGGAGCAGCGTTGTCATTGAAGAACTGCCAGGCCGTCTGGCCGATGACCGGCTTGGTCACGACAGCCGGTGTCCCTAGCGGAATCGAACCAATCTCAGTCTGTGCGCCGTCAAACAGTCGCCCCTGACCTGCGAGAGCGGGCTGCGACATGAGCTACACCGTCGTGAACGAAATCGAGCCTGTCACGCCACCGGCTGTGGTACCCGACCCGATCAAGCACCAGAACAAACAAGCCCCATCTTGAATCACCGGCAACCCTCCGGCCATGGCACCATCAACGATCGAGAAGTTGCTTGGTAATACCAACCTGTCCAGGGAGAAGGCCATCAGCGGCTTGTAGAGCGTGAATCCGAAGTTGCCGACAGTCCCAGTCGTGCCAGACAAGGTGTAGCTCTCGATTGAACGGAAGCCATTGTCGCCCGATTGAAGCGGTATCTGGAGTATGCGTTGCGCCAAGTTCCCAAATCCGGTGCCTCCGATCTGCGTTCCTGGTGAGACTCGCCCTCCCACCCCGGCCTCATTGGTGTACGTGCAGGAGAGGGTCTGTGCCGTCGAACCGATTGCCGTGTAGATCGACACTCCTGCAAACACTCCGTCACCCGATGTGTAACGAGTCAGGGCCGCAGTCGGCAGGTTAGTTGTGATATTGGCGGCGATGTTGGTGCCATCCAAGCCACCTTGATGTGACAGCCGATCACACAGAATCGCCATCTGGACATCACCGGCAAGGAGATGTGCCCCGAGACAGAACAGTTCTTCGGCGGCGGCATCAAGTTGTCCGAGCGCTCCCGTCGTGGCATTGGTGGGAACCACAGGTGTTGTCGGAATGGCTCCGGTGAATGTGCCACGGTTCCAAGTCTCCATCAACCTGCCACTAACGTTGGTGGAGACGGCCTTGCTGAGTTGCACAACTTCGCGAGGTGCTGAAAGACGCTTCCTGTAATCAGCGAAGTCAACGAGCGCAGCCATCAGTTCTCCACCATCGAAGCAACGCCAAACAACTCAGGAGCAGTAGTTGCTGTCGGAAAGATGAGCAGCGCCAGACAAGCGTCCGTCACGATTTCAGGTAGTCCTGGCAATCCTGTCACGAAGTCTCGCCATCCCGTTACCCCAGCGAGGGTGACGGAGGCGTACGCTAGCGGATGGGCGATTGTGATACCGAAAGTTCCAGCCGTGAGAGTTGATGCAAGCAGGTCCACGTTGTTGACCTTGATCACTCCGGTGTGGCCGGAAGTGAGGGGGACGAACCTTGCCTGGTTACCCTCACGGAAGCCGGTGCCACCGATCACGACAGGGGGCGAGTTGAACGCTGTGCCCTCAGGGCTGTCGTAGCCCACCGTCATCGTCGTACCAGTGGCACCGAGGATAGTAGTTGTGTTACCATAAATCTCGTACCACATGATGTTGCCGATGCCGTTGGTGTAACGGGTGATCGAGCCGGTGAACGTCTGAGCGTTGATGTTGGTGGCATCGAGGTTGCCGTTGTGCCCGAGCCGGTCGTAGAGCAACACAGTGCAAGCGACAGCACCGTTCACCATGAACTGCGTCAACCACTTCTGACGACCACCACCAGGGTTGGTCTGTGCGAATGCGCCTGCCGTTGCGCGAGTGGGGTTGACCCACGTCGTTGGAACAGCGCCTGCACCGGGCTGGCCGTCATAGCTCCACAACGAGTAGGGGCGACCGGTAATCGGCACTCCCGCTACTGCCACTCCGTTGTAGCGCCCGATCTTGTGGAACCAGCGATTGTCGGGTGTGCCCGAGTTGCCGCCCGTCATGCGGTTGACGAGCGCCGAGAGGTCAGTGATGGCAGTCATCAGCCGACCGCCCGCACTCGGTAGGTGTACAACGTGTCGGGCGTCAGCCCGCTGTCGTTGTAGGGGGAGGCCGGGTGGTTCAACACGATCACGGCGCTGTTCCTTTCGATGTCGTAGCCAGTTGCTGCGGGGACTGCATCCCACGTCACCGTAATCGTCGTCTGACCGGTGGTCGTGGCTAACACGTTCTGCGGGATCGTCCACGATGCCGGAGTGAACACGGTCGCCGTACCGGTGGCGCTCCAGGTGCCCCATGAAGAGGTGATCGTTCCATACCGCTCTATGAACGCAACCGTCGCGGTGGCTGTCCATGTGCCCCAGGCCGTGACCGTCGAGGCCGGGTGGTCGATCGCTAATGCTGTCGCCGTTGCAGTCCACGTTCCCCAGGCGGAAGCGCCTGTCGCCGCTCGATCAGGAGCACCAGCCGCGGTGGCGGTCCATGTTCCCCAGTTGTCAGTGATGGTTGCAGGGCGATCGACGGCAGCCGAAGTGACATCGCCGGTCGCTGTTGCTGTCCAGGTTCCCCAGTTCGTTGCAACAGTGGCTGGGTGCTCGACACCAGCCGTCGTGGTCGTACTCCACCCACCCCAGTTGTCGGTAATCGTGGCAGTGATGTTCTGCGCCGACCTGATGATGTTGATCAGAGGCGTCTGCGTGTACGTCATCTGCGTCGTGACGCCGTTGCGGGTGACGCGGAACCGGAGCGTGTCGCCAGCAGCGAGGTTGACTGCCTTCAATGTCAGCGAGTACACCAACTCGGTGTAGCTGCTCGCCGGAATGGGGAAGTTGGCAACGTCGCCCGTCTCACTGACCAGGCCCACCGAATAGCTGCCGGTGCCAGCACCCAACCGGTTGGTCGTTGGAGAAACGTCGGTCAAGTTCGGGTTGTTGTAGGCCAGCACGGTAGTGCCACCTGTCGTGATGTTCGTCCAAGTCCCGTTGGCGTTCTTCTCCCACTGGAGTTGGTAGTCGTCAGTGGCGAAGCCAGCGTTGGCCGTGATCTGCAATCGGACTCGCAGCACTCCGAAGCCGTCGCCGTTGACGATGTCCCCGTTGATAGCCGTGTTTGCTGCTGCCAGTGCAGCGGCACCGGACTCGGTGCCAGCGTCGTCGTAGAAGCCGTACGCAGCCTGTGTGATACTCGGCTCGGGCGCTGCCTGGAGGACGACGGTTGACATCCACCACTCGGAAGCGACAGCAGTGAAGTTGTAGGTCTGCGCTCCCGAGGCAGTGGTGATCTTGTACTGACCAGCGACGGTGACGCTGGTGGCGTCCTGACCGGAGGTACCACCACCGGCCACCTTGACGAGCGTGGACCACGAACCGTTGAGGGTGTCGGTATCTCCAGTAGTTGGGAGAGCGCGTGTCTCGTTGGAGAGCGTGCCCAGCACCAGGTCGCCTGCGTTGACCGTGCCGCTGGCTGCCACTGCTGCTGCTGCCACGGTGCCAGTGGCACTGACTGCCGCCGAACGCACCGTGGTGAGCGCACCTGTGAACGACTCGGCATAGGCCGCTTTGCCTGCCACGGCTCCTGACAGGGTGAGGGTGATCGAGGAGCCACTGGCGCGTGCCACCGTGGCCTTGGTCACCAGGATGCCCCCGACACAGCCTGCTGCCGCCGTGGCGTTGACACCACCTTGAATCAGGACCGAGTAGGTGTTGCCGCCGTCAGCGCACGTCGCTGTCGGTGTCGTGGCGGTCAGGTTGTCTGCGGCCCAGCGGACGACGACGAGGTCGTCAACGGCGATCGCAGCCGTCGTCGTAATGACGAGGCTGGTGCCCGACGTGTTGTTGAAGTTGCTGCCGAGCGCGGTCTTGAAGGAGACGCCCACTCAGGGCCTCCCGCTTACGCGGCGACGTTCAAGCCGATGGAGATGGCTCCGATTGCGAACGTCAGCGTGTCACCTGCGGTGTAGGCGTTGGCAGTGATCAGCCCCGAGCCGAGGTAGTTGCCTGCCGATGTGGCGTCCCACAGGCTGTAGTGCGAAGCGTCCTGCGATCCGGCGATACCGGTGTATTGCACCTGGGCGTCGTTGAGGATGCTTGTGACACCGGCAGCCGTCGAGGGCGAGCCGAAGGAGACGGCCTTGCGGGTCGTTTCCGTCGCTGGCGATGTGGTGCCTGCAGCGCCGGGATCAGCGATGTGGAGTTGGATGTATGCCTGGGCAACAGAGAACGACAGGGCGTTGAACACCGCATCGAGCCACTTGCCGACCAGGTAGGAAGATGGGCCTAACGTCATGTCGGTTACCTTTCGTCATCCAATGATGACATAGAGAGTCTGACTGTCTTTGGGATTGAGCACGTCGTACTGAGCCTGAGTCAGGCGCTCCCACTTGGCGTCGTTGCCAGGCACACCTTGGATGCCTTGATCACCCTTGTCGCCCTTCGGGCCTTTCGGACCGGGCAGCCCACTACCACGCAGCACGACTTGTTTGTCAGGCGTCGTGATGTTGACACTCGGTGGACGCGTGGTGATGGTCACGCTCTCGTCAGGGGTGGTGACGATCACATTGCTCATGGCACCCTCCCGTTGGGACCGACGAAGTAGCCGGGATAACCGGGATACCACCCTGCAGGCGGCGGTATCACATCGACCGCCACGTCAGGCAGCAGGTCGGTGTCGGTGATCCGCCCACGGATCGTGCAGAGGCCGTAGAGCCAGGTCCGCAGACCTGTGACCGGGGGCCATGGGTCGGCGTCCACAGGCCAGTCCACAGGCTTGGGGAAATCGGAGAAGTCGTACGGGCCGATCGAGTACATCTCCCAGTAGTAGCAACCACGGAAGTCGTTGAGTTCCCGAGGCAGGAACAACTTGACGAGCGTCGTGTCGAGGGTGGGATGGTAGTCGGGGGCCGGGAGGAAGTCGGCGTCGGTGGTGAACTCGTTGACGAGCGTGCGGGTGTAGTACGGCAGCACTCTGATTTGGGCCACCCAGTCCCAGTCGCTCATGTCGAGATCGGGGTTCTCAGGGTCCTGCAGATACAGCGGTATCAGCACGTCATCGCCTTGGCGGAACGAAATGTCGAGCCGCTCGGGCTGGCGCTCCCAGGTTTGGGGGCCGGAACCTTGAGCGAGCGCTGCCGCAGCAGCGGCTGCCTGGTCGCCTGTGATGACTCCTCCTCCATAGAACGGTATGAGGGTCGGCACCGGAACCTGCTCGGGAAGTTGCGCCGAGGCCTCCAGGAGCATGCTGGTTGTGGCCTGGATGCGGGCAGGAGCGTCTTGGCCGGATCGGGAGGCAGGTTGCATGCTCATGAGCGGATGTACACGTAGAGGCCGATGTAGGCGGGTGTGATGTCAATCACGGAACCGAGGCCGATGTCATCCTGGAGCACACTGTGTCCGTGCTCGGGGATCGGGTCCATCACCAGGGCGTGATCGTGGTCGGCAGCCTCAGCCACGGTGTGGTCGTGCAACGACGTGTCATTGTCGGAGATGATGACTCCGGTGATGGCGGGCTTGGACCACTCCACGGCCTCCACCGAGTAGGTGTGGTTGCGATCATTGAAGAGGGCGTCGATCTTGTTGTTGCCGCCCCAGAACAGGCACACGAACGACCCTGCGGCAGGGTTGTCGCCTCCGGCGTGCTTGTGCCCAGGGTCGGTGAGATCGTGTTTGTGGCGACCGCTCTGGCCGACCGTGTGCGTGTGCCTGCCGCCGCCAGCAACGCGGCCTGAGGGTGTCGCCCCGCCACCGTTGGCGATTCGTACCCGGTGGTTGTGGAGCGGCAACTGATCGGTCTTGAGCGTGATCTGGTTGTTGCTCGTACCGCCGACGCTCCCAGGACTGATGTCAGTACCCATCAGCATTCGACCGCGAGCGTCAGGGAGGCGCATCGAGCGCTGGCCCGGTGTCCCCGGTTTGTCGATCGAAGCGAACGCCGCCAGCCCGAACAGGGTCGGCCACTCGACTTCGGAGATGATGTCCCCGTTGAGTTGCGCCCAGCCCTTGAGCTTCATCACACCCGGTGTCTCAACGCTGGTGATGATGGTCCCGGTGGGGAGCATCCCGTCGAGCGTGGCGAGTTCCAGCCAGCCGGTCGGTGTGTTGAGGAACAGCTTGCCGTTGGTCTTCTGGAACAGCGACCCGAGCGGCACGGTGTTGGCTGCAGGAGGGTTGGCACCCATCGCCAGGTTCTGGCCGGTGATCACACCGGTCGCTGCGAGGCTGCCGCCGATCGTCTCGTTGCCGTTGACGGCGAGGTTGCCAGCGACCTGCAGGTGGTCCTCGATCTTGAGCGTCTTGACATCTGAGCGGTAGGCCTTGGTGTCACCGCCCCACACGATCGTGCCGTCGCCCAAGACCTGGAAGTAGTTGCCCGAGCCGTTGAGGTTGCGGATCAGGTCAGCACCGGGGAGAACCTTGGTGAGCAGCGCCTTGGAGAGGAAGCGCCGCTTGTCGATCACGTTGCTCAGGAAGTCCGAGGCCCCTGTCGGACAGAACACCGCCGCCAGCAGTGTGTTGTCGATCGGAACGTCGGGGAACACAGGGTCAGTTGCGGGTGTCCCCAGGATCACCACCAGCGCGCCAGCGCCATTGATGGCGAGCAGATCGAAACGGTCCTGGGAGCCACCCTGCCCGAGCGGCTGTTGCTGGTCAGTGGTGGCCTGGACCAGTACGCCGTTGACGATCGCTACGCCGGGGGTCATCGAGGCGGTGGTCCCCGAGACGGTGACGAGGCAGCCTTCGACCACGCCCCAGCGAGCGTTGGCTGCCGTAGAGAAGTCGAGTTGATCTGGCTCGGCCATCCTCGGGTTGAGGCCAGGAAAGCTGGCGTTCGGTACGAGGAACCCGTCATGCGTAACTGTTGGTCGAGCCATGCTCGCCCCTTCCTAAGCGCGTTGGTACACCTTCCCGATGCTGATGAGATACTGGCCAATGTGGGCCGGGACCCGGTAGCGCTTGCCCTGTTCCAGCCTCACCATGTAGTGCGGGTTGCCGTACGTGAACTCCTCGATCGTCTCGGCCATGCGGATGTCCATGAAACCGTTGACGACCTGCTGAGGAAGCTCCTGCAGTGGCTCGACCTCGATCTCCCTCGCCTTGCCGAAACCCAGGTCGGAAGGCCTGGTTACTTGACTGAGCGCGGGATCGAACTCGGGGTCGAGCCTGATCTCTGTCGGCGGGTCTGGAATCTCGATTTCGACTGCAGCTTCCGCTGCCGTCTGGGGCCTGCGTGATGTTGCCACGTTGATGTTCTCCTTGGATATCCCTGTATGGGTCAACCCAGAGACTACGTGGTCTGGAGAGCCTCAAGCTGTGACAGCAGAGTGGTCCGATTCTTGCCCTCGCGCTCGGCGGCAATGATGTCAGCCGTCTCGTCGGGGTTGTCGGTGGCGTATTGCACCACGTCAGGAATCGTGTGCTCGCTGGGGTCGTACGGCAGCATCGACTCCAAGAAGGTGATCAGCGTGCTGCGATCCTTGCCAGCACGCTCGGCGTCGATCAGCGCTTGGACTTGCTCGGCTGTCTCCAGCGTGTTGGCGTAGTCCTCGACCTCGGCCACCGTGTGGTCGTTGGGGTCGTAGTCCTCTTCGCCAGCACTTCTGTCTGCACCCAACAGGCTGACTCCTGCACCGCCCGTACCGGTCACAGCCGTGATCGTGATCGGGTAGCTGCCCGCTGCCGGGTACTGAGCCGAGTCGGAAGTAGCCGAGCCGCCTGATGCTGCCGAAGTCACGTTGGCCGTGCTCAGCTTGGCATAGGTGAACGTGGTAGTCAGCGGCACGCTGGTGATGATGTAGGTGCCGTTGAACGTGGCATCGACACCAGCGACAACGATCGACTGACCGACCTTGAAGCCGTGCGCGACCGTCGTGGTGATGGTGGCGACCTCGTTCGTCAGCGCTTTGTTGCTGACGACGCGAGCGGTGTTGGTGACCGTCAGTGTGGCGGTCTTGGAACCAGGCGTGGCATATGTGACCACCGCAGGGTCGGCTAGTAGCTGCGGCGTCGGCGTACCGTCAGTGGGGAACGCCCAGGAGAAGTCCTGATCGGATCGAGGAGTAGAGGCAGCGAGCTTGAAGTCCCACTTCAAACCATTGGTGGGGTCCACAGTCCCCATCACCGCTCCCGCCTGCCTGACTGCTTGGGACCCGAACGTGTTTGGTCCGTGGACCGCGACGATGCTCATTGTGATACCTCCGTATCGAACGCAGAGGGGGACGGCCAGCGTGAATGGGACCGTCCCCCTCCGAGATCAGTTGGTGACGATCTTCACGACCGAGGACTCGGTGACGACTCCCCAGCCCCAGATCGAGTACCAGGCGAGGGCGTGCTCACGACCGAAGTCGAGCACGCCACCGTCACGGAGTTCGACGGGGAGCGAGATGGCATGGCCGAAGGCGTTGTCTCCGAGCATGATCGCCTCGAAAGCCGAGACGCTCGCACCGTACGGACCCCACGGCTCGCCCCATCCTGGCGTGCCCCTGCCGTACTGCGGCATGAGGTCCGGTGGAGGACCAGCCTGCGCTCCAGCAGTTGTCGGGTCATAGTCGATGTCCGCGAAGGGATCGGTGGCAGCGTTGTAGCCGGTGAGGCTCGGGTTGGTGGCTCCAGAAGCCGGGAGGGTGCTGCCACCAGTCGGACCGGAACCATCGTCCAATGCCGACACCTGGTTGGCCGTAATGCCGAGGTTGGCACCACGCCAATCGGCAGACGCTGGGTTGGCGAGCACGTTGATGCCACCAGGCAGGCTCAGGTACGGATCGGACTCGGTGCCCTGCGTCGGCGCTGCGATCTGCGTCGTCTCGATGAACACCACGTCGTTGAGACGCCCGATCTCCCCGAGCATGAAGTTGCCGGGTGCGGCGTACTTGGTGACTTCGATCCACTCCGGCGTGTCACGCAGACGGCGCGACTGGTGCGGGTGAATGAAGGCCACGTACGTCTCACCGAGCCGCGGGATGTTCTTGGCGGCGAGCACTTCGACGGCGTCCTTCACGGCGTGTGGTGTGAGGTAGAACGGCCCGCCTGTGTTGGCGATCACAGCGGCGACGTTCGGGGCCGGAGTACCCGGCTCGTACACGCCGTAGCCGGTGTTGATCGCACCCGGCTTGGCGTAACCGAACACCACGCTCGACGCCCGCTGCAGGGTGTCACGCGCTTGGCTGTCCATGTACAACGCCATGTTGCGACCCAGGAGCCGTGAGGACGACGCCATGATGTCATCGAACGAAGCGTTGAGCAGAAGCTCCGACACCGCTACAGCGAACCCCTGCTCTGCGACCGTGATGGCGTACTGGTTGGCCGTGATCGCATGAGTCTTCATGCGGACGCCTTCCAGCAGTGGCCCTGCGGGCACAGGGAGGTTGTTGTAGCGCATAAAGTTGACAGAGAGTCCGGGCATCGTGCCGAGTTCCGTCTTCTTCACGGCGAACTGCTCGAAACGGAGCACCGGCATGCTCTGGAACAGAATCTCCTTCGACCAGATGGTTTGGATCGCCGGACCCATCATGGTCGAACCGGTGGTCACAGAACCGGCGTAGCCAGCCCCTGTGTTGTCCATGGTGGCCGCGCCGAAATATCCGACCGGCTCCACGTATTGCGAGTAAGCGCCTCCGGTGGCAACCCTCGTCGTCCCGGTGATGCCGGAGGAAACGGGAAGCTGACCACCCAGGCCTGCGCCTGTAGCCATTGTGGTATCTCCTTATGGAGCGAGGGGGCTAGATGGCCCCCGGCAGATGTGTTGGTCTGCGCTATCGCATTGCAACTACCGACCGGCTGGACGCCGATTCGGGTTCGTCGCTTGTAGGAGTTGTCCCCTGTACCTCTTGTAAGTCTCCATGTCCATGCCCCTGATGTCGTCAGGAGTCAAGGACTCATAGCTCGGCATTTGCTCCATTGGGCCTACCGGAGGTGCTGTTGGCGCTGCCCCCCGTTGGAAAGGAATCTGCGGTTGCGGAATGGCTGCTTGCATGTTGGCGAATATCTGCTCGGTGCGAGCCTTCATCACCTCGATGGAAGCGTCGATCGCTTGCGGGTTGTCACCCGTGATGAGATCGCGAAGCTCGGGCAGGATGAACTCTGACTCCTGCTCGATCCGATCACGCCGGTACTCCTGCACCTGCGCGAACTGACGCTCCTTCTCGAACACCGCACGGTCAGCATCGAAACGCTGCTCCAGGCTGGTGAACTTCGACGCCCATTCCGTCTCCTTGCGAGTCAACAGGTCACGGACCTCCAACTCGCCTTCTTCCTTCAACCGTCGTGCTTCGGCGGCTTCGTCTGCCAAGCGCTGACGCTCAGCTTGCTCCGCTTCACGGTCGGCCTGAATCTGGCGCAGTTGGTTCTGC